GGAAAAGCCAATTTATTTGCAGAGCCAATAACAGCACAAACTGCAACACCGACATTTATGGAAAAATTTGGTCAAAGAATAGATCCGACATCTGCTGCTGGTAAAGCAAATCTCGCAAGAGCAGGTGGTTCTGCACTTTTAAATTTTGGAATACAATTAGCATCAGGCAGAGATCCAGCCAAAGCAGCAAGATCTGCAGGTGCTCAAGCTATTGGAACATATTTAGGGAATGCTCTGCTGCCAGGATTTGGCGGAATCATCGGGGGAGTTTTAGGTTCAGCACTTGGTGGCAGAGTTATATGTAATGAATTAATGAGACAAGGAATAATGTCTCGCAAACAAGTTGTTCTTGACTATAAATTTACAAGAGACTTCCTTACTCCAATGCATGTTAATGGTTATCATGTGTGGGCAGTTTGGATGGTCAGGCAAATGCGTAAAGGCAGATTTGTAAATTTTTGGAAACATGTCGCAGGTCATAGAGCAAATGAGATTGCCTATATATATGGTGAAAGAGATAAGCCAGATTATTTAGGTAAAATTTACAGGAAAATTTTAGAACCAATGTGCTTGGTTATAGGATCTTTTTGTAACAAAACAGATTGGTCAACACTTTATAAACAGAAGGAGATATAATGCCAGGACACGTCGATAAAAATATGATGCCACCAATGCCAGATATGAAAGGTGCAAACATGGCACCAAGAGGTATGGATCAAATGAGAGGTGGTATGCCACCAGAAGCAAAAATGAGTTTAATGAGACCATCAGAAGAGATGACTGCTGTTCTAATGGCTCGTTTAGCAAATATGTCACCAGAAGAGTTAAGGATGCTTGATAAAGCCATAACTCCAGAAACAGCAAGAATATTAATTAAATTGTTGCCAGAGTTGGCAGAACTTATAAATGCTGTTGAGGGCATGGGAATGCAAGAAGGCAAAAAAGAAATGGGTGCTTTAAGTAAAATGGGATGAACATTCGCAGGGCAAATTTAGATGATGCCTTCATAATATTACTTTTATTAAAAGAAATGCATGAAGGAACAGTAATAAATATCCCTAATATAAAACTAGAATGTTTGGCCAGAAAAGTAGATAATGTTATTAAGAATGGTATAGTGTTTGTGACTTACAATAATGAAGGATTTATAACAGGATCAATAGGTGGCATCTATGCAAATGATTGGTGGAGTGATGAAAAGCATTTATCTGATCTTTGGTTTTTTGTTTCTAAAAATTATAGAAAAAGCAGGTCAGCTTTAATGTTGGTAAAAAACTTTGTAAATTTTGCAAAATCAGTTAAAATGTCTGTAAGGCTCGGTCATGTGTTTTCTGGTGATATTGAACGCAAAGATAAATTTTTTGAGAGATTGGGTTTTAAAAAAGCTGGATCTGTATATGTGGAGAAATAAATGGGAAATTTTTGTACGACAAGTGTAACAGAACTGCCAGATTCAAGTACAGTAATTGAAGGCACAGAACTGCCAGAATGGGTATCTGCTGGTGGTAAAATGTTATTCGAACAAGCTGCAAATATAGCATCGTCACCATTCCCAGCATACACTGGACCAAGAATAGCAACTTATGATGGTTCTAAATTAACACCAGAAGAACAACAAGCTGCAGACATAATGGCAAGAGGAACTTCATCTTTTGATCCTTTTGTAACTGCTGCTGGTGAAGCAGCAATGAATCTTGGTCAAGGTTTTGATTCAGCAACAAGAGAAGAGTTAGTTGGCGATCCATTTTCAATAGAAACAGCACAACCATTTTTAGATATTTATCAAGAAGCAGTTGATCCTGCGATAAGACAAGTTGACCAAACATTATTTGATAATTTATCAAGAGCTAGAGCAAAAGCAGCAACTGGTGGTGGTGGGTTTGGTTCTAGACTTGCACTGCTTGAAGGTCAGACAATGGGTGAAGCAGCACAAGCAGCAGGTGACATAAGAGCACAAGCAGCTAGAGATGCATTAGGTTTTGCAGCTGGTCGTTTTGATGCAGACAGGACTGCTCGTTTTGGAGCAGAAGATGCAGCAAGAGCAGCATATGAAACAGAAGAGGCATCAAGAGTTCGTGCTCAACAGCAACTTGAAGGCATGGCTCCATTAATACAAGGATTAGAACAGCAAGCAGCAGCAGGTTTAATAAGCACAGGTGAAGCAAGAAGAAGATTAGATCAGATGGCATTAGATATGGCATTCGCAGATTATGTTGATCAAAGACAGTTTCCGATGGATATGGTAAATTTTGCTCTTGGTGCTTTACAAGGTGTCCCATATAATACACAAAATGTTCAACTACAAACAGGCACACAATACATCCAAAATCCTAGTTTATATGGTCAGTTGCTAGGTGGTCTTGGTGGATTGTATAGTGCTTATAAATTGACGAGTTAATTATGCCACATAAAGTACAAGAAGGAGGAAGTGTATTAACAGGACACCCTAATATGGTTTCTTCAAATCAACAATTATCAGCACCATTGATGAATCAAACTGGTTCTAATTTAGGTGTGTCAGCAACTAATATGGCAGATGTCGGTGGTGGTGCATTAGGTGGTATAGATTTTCAAGGTGCGATGAATTTATTAAAACAAGTGACACCACAAGCACAACCTATCGATAAAAATGTCCTCGGACTTTTATACTTTACGGATCTGGCCAGAAGAGCCAGTGAACCAGGAGCAACATTGTTTGGTTCTGCTGCTGGTGCATTAGAGTCACCAACTGCCTATCTTGTAAAAAGACGTGAAGAAGAGAGAAAACGTAAAGAAGCAATGCCAGCACAAGCATTAACATTGGCAACAGCATTAGGCAAAACAGGAACTTTAAAAAATTATGAAATAACTTCTCCAGATGGTACAAAACAAACTAAACTTTTAGACAGCAGACAAGCTATAAATTTACAGAATCAAGGTTTTACATTAAATGAATTAAAAACACCATCACCTGCAAAACCTTTTAACATACAAATTTTAAATGAAGAAAAGTTTACAGAAATATTTCCTAATACAACTATTCCTGATGATAAAATTATTTCTGTTACAGCAGATGAATTTGAAAAATTACCACAAGGTGTTGCAAAGTTATTTGATAAACCACCACAAGGAGCACAATTTGAAAGAATGGTTGCCAGAGTAAATGAGATTGGTCAAAGACTTGCTGCTGGTGAAAATGTGTCTCCTGCTGATTTATCAGAGTATTCTATTAAATATCAAAAACTTGTATCAGGTGGTAAATATACAAAATTTGAAGATGGTAAAGAAATTGAAGTTCAAGTTCCAGGAATTGATCTTTCAGGAACAAATTTACCTGTCCCTAAAGGAATTGATCTTGAAAAAATATTAAGTGAGAAGTCTCAAAAATTTGATCAAAATCAAGTTCAAGCTGCAGGATTTGGAAGCAGAATGCTTTTTAATGAAGGTATATTAAGAAATGTTATTGCTCAAGGTTATGTGTTAACTCCAGCAGATGTTGCACAAATAAGAACAATGAGCACTCTTGGTCTGGGTATGATTGGTGTAGATCCATTGGCACAACAATTTCACGTTGCAGCACAAAACTGGGTTGCAGCTCAATTAAGACAAGAATCAGGTGCTGCGATTGCTGCATCAGAATATGCAGATGCACTTTTACAATATTTTCCTGTTGTTGGTGATAGTCAAGAAACACTTGATCAGAAAAGATCATTAAGAGAAACTGCCACAAAAGGTATGATTCAAGCATCAGGTATGGACGCATTCAAATCTATATATCCTGAAGCAGTTCCTTTTTTAACTTATACCAGTGGCGAAGAAACATATGATATATTAGATCCTCAAGGTTATGCTAATAAAAAATTAACAGATACAGCAACAGGCAAAGATTTATTTTTTAAAGATACAATAGCAGGTTTAACAACAGAAGAGTTGAAAAATTTACTTAAAAAGCCAAATGCTGCTAATATTTATTCAGCCCAACAATTGAAATTTATAGAACAAGAAATTGACAGAAGAGAACAATAATGTCAGATAATGCAACAGAAGTATTAAAAAAATTACTTGAAAAATATAATATTGAGCCAAGTCCTGAAGAAACTGATGATCAAGGTTTAACATTCAGTGAAAAAATTCGTCTTGCTGCACAAGGTGCATTATTTAATTTTTCAGATGAAGCGATTGCTGCGATTAGAGCTATTGGTCCAGAAACTTATAGTGAAGCATTGCAAAAAGAAAGAAGTGCTTTAAAAACAGCACAAGACAAGCCAGGAAGTTTAAAATATGAGATTGGTGGTGCTTTGGGTTCTGGTATTGCAGCTGCACCATTTACTGGTGGTGCAAGTTTAGTGCCAACTCTCGGAAGAGCAGCAGCAGTTGGAGCAGGAGCAGGATCATTAGCAGGTGCTGGTGGTGGCGAAGGTTTTGGTGGAAGATTAGAAGGTGCTGGAATTGGTGCTGTTGTAGGTGGTGTTGCTGGTCCAGTTGGGACAAAAGCAGTTCAATTAGGCACAACATTATTAAAAAAGCCAGCAGACTTTATAAGAAGAAAATTAACAGGAAGACTCGGTAAAGCAGCAGAGGATGAAGTTTTAAGAATAATGCGAGAGGGTAATTTAACTCTTGAAGATGTTGTTAAAAAAGTTAATGCTGGTGAAATAATACCAGACATGAGTGAACAAACAGCAAACGCATTAAGATCAATATATGCAAAGAGTGGGTCTGGTGGTCAAATAATTGCTGACACATTAACAAGAAGAGCAGACGAGACTTTTGAATCAGGAAAAAGAGCATTATTGTCTGAACTCGCACCAGAAGGTGGAGAGAATATAACATTAGCATTAAGCAAAAATTTAAAAGAATTAGAAGCAGCAGAATCAGCAGCATACAAAGAAATATTTGATCAAGGCAAAGCTCTACAATCTAATTCATTAAATTTATCAGCAGAGCAAATATTAACAAATCAAAAATTTTTACAAAAAGATATAAACAAACTTTTAAAAGCAAGCAATGCACCTGACCTTTTTAAAATAACAGATGGCAAATTAGAATTATTGAGAGATGTAACTCTTGAAGATGGTGAGATTATAAGAAGAGCATTGGCAGATGCAACTAACAAAGCATTCAGTGGTGGCAAAGGCAATCTTGGAACTTCATTAAATACTATTGAAAAGTCTGTTAGAAGTATTCTTGATGATGTATCACCAGAATTAGCAGCAACAAGGGCAAAATGGGCAAGTATAAAAGCAGCACAACAAGCATTTGAAGATGGTAAAAAAGCATTTGGTAAGAGCTTTGAAGATTTATCAATACAGTTTGACAACCTTGCACAAAGAGGTGATGACCTAGCAATGGACTCTTTTAGAGCAGGAGTTGCAGCTCAATTAAAAAATAAATTCGGTTTGAGCTCTGCTAAAAGTTTTATGTCAGCATTAAGTAAATTAGAAAGGAAAGAAAGAGATATATTAGAGAAGATTTATCCTGAAGGAATGTTTGAGGATACTTTAAAAAAATTAGAATTAGCAAGTAAAACACAAACAACAAAAGGAAGAGTTCTTGGTGGCTCTCCGACAGCGATAACAGCTGAAGGTGTTAAAAGAGTTGGTGCAGATGCTGCAGTTGATGTTGTTGAATTTGCATTGAATCCTTTAAATATTTTTGCTTTTACAAGAATGGCCAGAAAAATGATTGGTTCAAAAGTTGACAACATATCTCAAGCACAACTTGAGCAAGCAGCAAAAATATTAGTTTCTGAAGATGCTGATCTTATACAGAGAGCATTAACAGACAGAGATGCTCTTTCTATATTAAGTAAAAGAGTTGGTCAGTTGTTAGATAGCTTGACAGCAGGCACGACAACTGCGAGTGCTTTTACAGCAGAAAAATTTGCACCAGATTCAATAATATCTCCTGCATTTGCAGGTGAAGTTTTAAGTTATCCTCAATTTGTTGAAAGTGGTGGCATGGTTGTCGATTCAGGCAGTCCGATATCAGCAGGTGCATATTCTCAATATTTACAATCGATTGGTGCTCAAGACACAACAATCGGAGCAATATCAGAGTTGCCATCTGAAATAAATACTATTATTGAAAACTTACCAGAAAACACAAAAAAGAAAATAATAGAATCAGTAAGGTAAATGATCGATCCAATTACATTGTCTGCTGCTGTATCAGGAGCAACAGCCGCATATAATGGCATCAAAAAAGCCATAATGATGGGTCGTGAGATTGAGGACTTATCAAGCCAATTATCTACATGGATGAAAGCAGTAAGTGATGTTGATAACATACACAAAAATGCTAACAATCCATCAACTTTTGATAAACTTTTCAATGGTTCTGTTGAAGAGGTAGCCATAGAGAGTTTCGCTAGTAAAAAGAAACTACAAAAGCAAAGAGAGGAACTCAAAAATTTTTTAGTGGCTCATTATGGACTTCAGGCATGGGACGATCTTATTCGTGAAGAGGGTCGTATAAGAAAAGCCAGACAACAAGCAGTTTATGCAAAACAAGAGCAACAAAAAATGATAAGAGATTACACTATTATGGGCATTGCTTGCCTGATTGGTGCAGGAGGTCTCGGATGGATGATTTGGCTCATATCGTATTCTGTTACTCGATAATTATTCTTGCAATTTTAGGATTTATTTTAATTTGTGTTTTATTCGGATAATATATTACATTCTTATTTTTATTGCTGTAATATCTATATTAGCAATAGTTGTTTTTGCCAGAGACAGAGAACACACAACCTGTAGATTGGCGAAGCAAATGAGAAGCAATAATCAACATATCTGTGTTTATGTAGGAGCAAACTACACACAATGGAATGAATATATTGATATGAGTGCAGGAAACGTAGATTGTCCAAGAGAAATAAAATGTAAATACAGACCAAATGAAAAGCCATTTACATTAAAAAATGTAATAAAAAGCATAAAAGATGCGTTTGATTAATTAAGTCATTGTTTTAATTAGATTCTTTTTTAACTTTCTTCTTTACTTTTGAATAAAAAAGAGAGATAATTTATTCATAAATTTAGAAAGGAAAAAATTATGACAAGAATTATGAATGCAATCAAAGAAATTAACGAATATCATGAAAGAAAATTTTTAGGAGCGAGTGAACTTAAAGCTCAAAAATTTTGTATGGATGCAGACAATAAAAAAATATTTGATGCTCTTAAAGAAATTTCATCTTGGAACTCTTTTGCTGCATCATTGATTGATCAAATTGCAATTAAAGGCTCTTTGTCTGAAAAGCAGATGATTGCTGCCAGTGCTATGTTAATGAAAATCAAAAAGAATAAAGAGGAAAGGCAAAGAAATATTGTTTCTATTGATTTGAGTAATGTTAAGAAAATTTTTGACAAAGCACATGAAGCAATTAAAAGTCCTAAATTTCGTGTTGATAATATTGTTTTATCTAGAGCTCCAGATTCTGGAGTAAATGCTGGTGCCATCTATGTTAAAGTTGATGGTGAGTATGCTGGTAAAGTGACTGGTGGTTATTTTTTACCTTTTAATGCACCTGAAGGAACTCTCGAAAAGTTGCAAGAGATTGCTAAAGATCCACTCGGTTCTGCTGTTGCTTATGGTAAAAGGACTGGCAACTGTTCTGCTTGTGGTAGAGATTTAACAAATCATGGTAGTATCGAAAAAGGCATTGGACCAATATGTGCAGAAAGATGGGGACTGTAATGCATATTGAAAAAGCAGAATTTGGCAAGTATTGTGTTGCTAAAGTAAAGCTGGACAGCACATCTATTGAAAAGCTGTCTAGTCTTCCTGGATATAAAAAATGGGTTGGTCGGGATCTTTTATTTGATCCCACCAGTGCCAATATAAGTAGGATACAGAAATATTGGCCAGATGCAACTTGGTCAGATGAAGCCAAGCCAATATTAGAAAAATATGTTGATCTCTTAATCGAAGCAGAAAATACTCGTTCAGCTAAAGTTGAAGTGTTGCCAACTAATGATGATTTTAAATTTAAAACAAAACCTTTTGATCATCAAAGAAAAGCATTTTATATGTCACGTGATAAAGAAGCATTTGGTCTTTTGATGGAACAAGGCACAGGAAAAAGTAAAGTTATAATCGACAATGCTGCATATTTATATGCAAATAATAAAATTAATGCTTTGGTTGTTATTGCACCAAATGGTGTTCACAGAAACTGGTTGAGCAAAGAACTTCCTGTGCATATGCCTGATTGGTGCCCATATGAGAGCATATACTACAAGTCAGGGCAGAATACCATAAAAAAGCACAAGGAAAAATTTGATGCTGTTATAGGTGCTGAAAACTGTCTTAAAGTGTTCTCTTTTAATGTTGAAGCATTTGTTAGCAGTGTTGCTGTATTTTATATGATGAAAATATTATCATCGCACAATGTTATGTTGGTTGTTGATGAAAGTTCTAGGATCAAAAAACCAGGAGCAAAAAGAACAAAGATGATAACAAAATTTTCTAAAAATGCTAAATATCGTAGAATATTAACTGGCACACCTGTTACAAAAGGTCCAGAGGATGTTTATAGTCAATTTAAATTTTTAGATCCTAATATTCTTGGATATGATAGTTTTTATTCTTTCAGAGCAAGATATTGTGTGATGGGTGGTTTTGATAATAGAGAAATAGTATCTTATCAAAACATTGATGAATTAACAAAGAACATTGAGGGTCATAGTTTTAGAGTTCTTAAAAAAGATTGTTTGGATCTGCCTAAAAAGATATATCAAAGATATTCTATAAAGTTGACATCTGATCAACAAAAAATTTATAAGGATTTACAAAAGGAATACATAGCAGAACTTGAAGGCAAAACAGTATCAGCACCAGAAGCAATTACAAGGTTTTTAAGATTGCAACAAATAACTTGTAATTGGTTTCCAACTGAAGATGGCATCCAAATGATCAATGCTGACAATCCTCGTCTATCAGCTTTAATAAACATTCTTGGTGAAATACAGTCAAAAGTTATCATATGGGCAAGATTTAAAGCTGATATAAGAGCCATAGGACAGGCATTAGGTGAGTCAGCTGTTAGTTATTATGGGGATATTCCAACAGATGAAAGAGAAACTGCAGTTGATAGATTTCAAAATGATCCCAAAATAAAATACTTTATTGGCCAACCTCAATCTGGTGGCATTGGTTTAACATTGACAGCTGCAGATTATGCTATTTATTATTCTAATAGTTTTGACCTTGAAACAAGATTGCAATCTGAAGACAGATGTCACAGGATAGGAACTACAAAGAATGTAACATACATAGACATTGAAGCAAAAGGAACAATTGATTCAAAAATAATAGAAGCATTGCGAGATAAAAAGAATCTTGCTGATGCGATAACTAAAGATCCGAGATCAGTCTTTTTAAATAATGGAGAATAATATGAGTGAAAAAAATTTTTGGCATTTGTTGAGAACTTCTTTGCCTTTGAAGATGTATAGAGTTGAAAACAGAGTTATGAGAGGAATGCCAGATATTCATTATATTAATAAAGATGGTGAGTCTGGTTGGATAGAATTAAAGTATCTCAATCATTGGCCAGAGAAAAGAGTTTCTACAGGATTGGCACTGAATCAGGTCATTTGGTTGAAAGAATATAAAAGCTACAAAGGTCATTGTTGGGTTTTAATTCGTATTGGCAGGAACTTTATTGGTTTAATCGATGGCTCTAATTCTAAAGAAGTTTACAATCGAGTTTCAAAAACAAAATTCTCTGATCTTCTGCATTGGCATAAAAAAGGGAATATGACAAAAGAAGATTGGGTTGATTTGTCAAAAGTCATTTGTGATAAATAATCCTTGTTGCTTGAGCTTTTGTTATGCTAAAATAATCTGCTAAATCTTGCATTCCAAATTTTTTTAATTTTTTATATTCCCTATGAATCCCACCAACTTTATCTCCTAAAGGTTTTCCTTTATTCTCTTCCCAATGTTGTTTTACTTTGTTAATAAATTCATCTGAAAATTTTGTCATTATTCATTCTCCCATCTATAAAATATATGATCATTTATTCTTACTGTTCTGGTAAATTTTTTGCTCCAGGATGGTTGAACATAATAAGCATGATAATGAGTCGCACCTTGTGTTGTATCGTAAAGTGTGCCAACCATAACTGCTTGAGCAACTTCTGTTGCCCAAAAATATGCATCCTCATCTTTAATCGTTTCAGGTTTACCATCGCACCAAAAACTAAATTGACATTTGTCCCTGATTGGTATTGTTTTGTCCCATGAATAATAATATCCCTGCTTTACAACATCACAAACTGTATCAGGATATCTTTCATCATTTACTCTTGACATTATAACTTGAGCCACTGCAACTTGACCAACCATTGGTTCACCACGTGCTTCAAAATATATTGCTGTTGCCATACATGCTAGTTCTGTTAACATAAATCCCTCCAATAAAAAATGAGCAGTTTTACTTCATGCTCAGGAAATCTCCTTTTGTGTTTAGCTTGATTGCCTTTACTTGCTAGATGCAGCAAGTGGTTCAAAAAGCCATTCATCTTTGGCTGTTTCGAACTTTGGATTATCAACTATAAAATGACCATGAACCATTTTATTAATATGCTTGGATGCTGTTACAGCTTTCCACTCTGGTTGCTGGTTATCAATAGTTGTCCAATCTCTTGTATCAACAATTATAAAATGACGTGTGGTATTGACAACATAAACTTTATTTGGAAGAGTGTGTTGGTCAAGCCATTTTGATAACTTCATTTTTTTATCAAGTTTTTTATTTACACCAGTGACACCTAATTTTTTGCAAGACTTAATCATCTGAGTAACAGTGATTCCTTTGGCATGCCTTTTGCCACGAACTGCTTTTGCCACTTGATATGCTGGCTCATATTCAGTACCACAAACAACTGCGATCGCATATGGACCACACCATGTTTTTCTTTGCTTACCAACCCAGTCAGTAATTTGTCTTCTTTTTGGAGTATGTTTTGTCATAATTATTTCCTTTCTTAACTCTATGAATAGATGATATCTCTTTTGCCCAGAGAAGTAAAGTATTATTTTTAAAGAAAGTGAAAAAAGATCTCAATAAAAACAATGACTTATGTCAGCTTACGCCATTTCTCTACATTTAATTTTCTAAATCCTTTATTTATTTTGCCTTTTAATAGATACCAATCACCAATTTTACCCTCCTCAACTATTGGTTTGCCCAACTTTGGATATGCCCATCTATTGATGCCTGCTAAAATTGGACCAGTGTCATCTTCAAATTTCATGTTCAACCATAAGTTATTAGTCTCTGCTCTACGACCACCTCTTTTTGCCAAGTTTACTGTTTCATTTAAATCTCTTAAATTCTTTTCAATGAGCTTTCCAAAAACAACAAACTCTCCAGGATTGTCAGCTTCAAGATTTTGTATATCTGTTATGGCTGTTTTTATATTATGTTTTGCTGGTTCTTTTTTAATATGACCAAACCTTCTTTCACACTCAAAAATATCATCATATGGTGTTTCCCCATTGTCTAAAAGATTATTTTGTCTTGGTGTTAATGGTTGATTCAGCTCTCTTCTATTTATTATATCTTCAGACATTTTTGGACCAACACCTTTTATACCAATCAATCCACCTATCAACTGGCCATCTTGAACTGACCAATTACTTGTTGATTTGTATTTATCATATGGCTTATATACAAGACCCTCTCTTACAACTTCTCTTAAAAGTTTTACTCCTTGTTCATCATCCTTAACATTTCTCAAACATGCAGCTGCAAATTCTAATGGAAATTTACTTTTTAAAACACAGCACCAATAACTCACAAGTCCATAAGATATTGCGTGACTACGATTAAATGCCCAAGATCCCATTGTATTAATATTTTTCCATATTTTTAATGCTTGTTCTTCATCGATATTATTTTCTTCAGCACCAACTTTAAACCTTTGCCAATACCTGTCAAAAAATTCTTCACCATAACTTTTGCTCATTGCTTTGCGAAGTTGAGATACATCTTCCCAACTTAACTTGCCAACATCACGAGCAATATTCATAACCTGTTCCTGATAAACAACAACACCTTTTGTGACTTTTGTAACTTCTTCAGTCATTGGGTGAAGATATTCTATTGGTGAAGAACCAACTCTTCTTTGAATATATTGTGTTGTCCCACCTGAAGTTAATGGTCCAGGACGAGCCAGAGCAGTTATCGATGCGATATCTTCAAAATCATATATTTGCATTTGCCTTGTTAATGATTGCAAAGCATAACCTTCAAACTGAAATATTCCTGCATATTTTTCTTTATTTAAAACATCAAAAGCATCTTTATCATCTAGTCTATAATTTATTAATTCTTCTCTTTGCCAACCAACTTGGTCAAGTATATCTTGTAAAACAGACAAAGTTCTTAATCCCAAAGCATCAATCTTCAGTAAATTTAAGCTCTCAGCATCTATCTTATCAATCTGTGCTGCACCTGATTGTTGATTTACTGAACAATATTTTCTTACTGGGTCTTCAGTCACAATTATTGCGGCTGCATGAACACCATTGTGACGAGCATGATTCTCCATTTTTGATGCTATTCTCATCTGTGGATACTTTTCCAGAACTTTTTTCCCAATTTCGAGGTCATTAAATGTGTCCATTATACACATGGCTGCACGAGCATCCCCAGAGCTTCTTTCTATTATTGCACCTTTGAGATCATTAACTTCCCAAGCAGGAACACCAAGTTCTTTGGCAACTTCTGTTATTGTGCTCTTTGCTTTGTATCTTGATATTGTTCCTAAATGTGCAACTTTTTCCTCACCATATTTATCTCTCAAATAATTTATAACCATCTCTCTTCTATCATCTTGAAAGTCAATATCGATATCAGGTAAATCTTCACGAGTTATATCAATAAATCTTTCAAACAATAAATCATGTTTTATTGGATCGATGTCAGTTATCCCTGTTAAATAACAAACCAATGATCCTGCTGAAGATCCTCTTGCTGGTCCAACTAACATATGTTGCTTGGCAAAATTAATCATATCTGCTATTACAAAAAAATAATCTTCAAACTTTTTATCAGCTATTAAATCAATCTCTCTTTTTAATCTTGCTTTATATATTGGGTCTTTTAAATTTACTTCTCTTTTTACAGCACCTTCAATACAAAGTTTTTCTAAAGTTTTTTCAGAATGAAATGATACCATTGATCCTTGTGGTAATTCAACATTGCACATATCAGCTATTTCATAGCTATTTTTAAAAGCTGAATCTGGAATCCAAGGAACTAAATCTTTCAACTCCCACTCATTTAATATATGCATTGGTGCTGTTCTGTTAATCCTATTCTGGCCAACAAGAACTTCATAACCTTTTCTGTCATCAACTTTTGGAAAATAATTATCAGATGTTGATATGCATTTAAATCCTTTTGCTTCACAAAAGTCTAATGCCTTGCGAGAACTCATAGGATTGATCTCAATATATAAATTGTTTTTTCTGGCCAAAGGAAGCATTCCCCATGCAGGATGTGTTCCACTCAATATGATTAATTCATCTGATATATCAAACAGGTCAGAATATGAAAGTCTGGGGAAGTAATAAAAATTTTCTTTTTCTGTGCTTTTTGTTACAAGCTCATAAAGTTCTTTTAATCCTTTATTGCTCTTTGCAATAAAAGCCATTTGATTTGCTGGTTGCTTTTCTCTTGCAGTTGAATCTTCAACAAATGATATTTCAGTACCAAACAATGGTTTTTTATTTAATTCTTTACATGCCTTATCAAAAGCAACATGACCCCAAGTGCCAGCATCACATATACCAACTGCTTCACCTGCAGATGCTTCAACAACTTTTTTGGTATGACCAAATGCTTTGCGAAATGAATATTCAGTTCTTAATCTAATATTTAGCATATTATTGCCATTTTACTGTGTAGTTTGATACATGACAAATATCTTTTGCACATCTAGTGACCATTATATGTGTCCTTCTTTTCTGTACCACCTCAATATTTCTATTGTTGCTTCAACATCAACCAAAGATCTGTGAGCACCTTGAATCTTTTTATTAAACAAGTCTTCATATATATCACCCAGCTTCCTCATCTTTCCCCAAACTGATTGACCTATCTCAACTGTGCAAATATGATTATATGGCCATGGGAACTTTGTTAATTTATCTATTCTTTCTAATTCAAATTTTAATATCTGTCTGTCAAAAGATAGATTGTGTGCTGCAATTGAACTCTGACCACAAAACCATTCAGCAAGTTTTTTATAATGAGCAATAAAAGGTTTTTGATCTTTTAACATCTCATCTGTTATTTTTGTTATCTTTATTATTTTTGGATCTAATGGGTGTCCAGGATTACACAAAAACTCAAAGCTGTCTATTTTATTAAAGTCATCATCAACTTTAATACCACCAAATTCAATTATCTTTGGCTGCATTTCTAAATCACTGCCTTCAGCTTTTGGCAATCCTGTTGTCTCAAGATCAAATATTATCATTATCTATCCTGACAATAAATTTTAAATCAACACCCAATATATCTTTGGTATCAAAAATAACATAGTTGTAAGATCTTTTGCCTGCTATTGCAACATTTGTATGAGAGTCTGTAAAAACTTCTTGTGCGATACCTATATTTCTTTCCTCAAAAAATGTTTTCCACAGAGCAAGTTCAGTATTTGTGCAGTGCATACCAAGATGACTTACAGAGTTTCTTCCTCTTTTATCTGTATCCATCCAGTTATTGCCTTCAGTATAATTTAAAATCTCAAACTCTTTACCAGAGAAGATATCATAATTGAAAGATAAGTCTGCCTCATTTGTTCCAACAACATCAAAAACTGCACCAGTCGCAACAACATGATCCTCAACCCAATCCACTGCACCTATTTCAGATAACAACTTTTTTGCCTTAACTGGGTTCTCTGGGCAAATAGCGATTTGTTCAATAGTAAATTTCATATTAAGCTCCATATGGTAATATGCATCCTGTTAAATATTTGTGATGCTCTTTTGATTGTAATAAATATGCAATGAACTCTGCTAATCTTTGGGGTGGTGTTTCTTCACCTGTTAACAATCCATCTAATTGATATTGTCGAGCATAATCATTTGCCCAACCACGAGTTTTAACAACTTGTTCATCTATTGATTTGCTCATACCAGTGCCTGATAATTTGTTTGGTGCTATACCAAAAACTGTAATGCCATGCTTTCTTGTTAGTTCACGAGCCATTTGCAAAGTCATTATATGAGCAGCACCTTTTGATGCATTGTAAGCCAAAGAACAAGTCATTGGCATGTGAGCAGCATTGCTGACAATGTTTAATATTGTTCCTCTGTTCTTAATCAATGATGGCAAGCATGCTCTAGACATCATGTATATGCCTTTTGCATTTACATCCATAACTTTATCCCACATATCTTCTGTGAAGTTTTCAAGCCAATCTATTAAATTCACTCCTGCATTATTTATTAATACATCAATATTTATAGAACCAAAAATTTTTGCTTTGGTCACATCATTGCCATCATTTATATCATATCCGAGAATGTTATGACCTTGTTTTTCTAGCTCATCTTTCATAGCTTTGCCAAGACCTTTGCCTGACCCTGTAATTAAAATATTACTCATTTTTTATTTCCTTTTATTAATAATGATTCAACCATTGCTGCATAAACTGCTGCATCATGTATTGAGTCTTTGTGGTTTAAATCGCTGTTAGCAAATCTTGTTATTTTGACTATCATGAGTTCAAAAAGATGCCATATATTATAATCATCAGCTGTTTTAAGGTGAATGCCTTTGGGGAATAAACCAACCATCACCTCACCAACTGTTTTATAATTATCACCATAAACTTTATTTCTCTCACGAAAAGTTTCTGCCATCTCTTCTAAAATTTTGGCTGCATCTTTCCCTGATTTATCAAGAATTTTATATTTAAACTTCGGCATCTTCTCTCCCTTTTTCATATCCTTTTTCATATTCTTGTTCAGCAATTTTTTCATAATCATTTGCCCTCTCAATCATTTCTTCAAAGTTGCCAAGCACTGTTCCTGTTATGTCAAGCACTCTGGCAACTTTTACTCCATCAAGTTCAAGGTCATTATTTATAATTCTTAAATACATGGTCTTAACTTCTATGGACATTTTTTATCTCCTTAACTGCTAAACAGCTCAAACCTAATGCTCTCCACATATTAACACAAACAGCTCTATCCTCAAGCACAAACCATACATTTCTGTCAGAAAGATTGTTTTTGTATAAATTTTCCTTTGTTATATGGTCACTAGTGGTGTCATTTAATGGTCGCATGTATAACTGGTCACATGGAATATCGTTTAATTCAAGCCATTTCAAAGTCATGGCTCTACATGATTCATCTCTGGCAGTCAATATAATTATCTCAGTTTCATCATCTTTCAAAGCTCTGAGGATATTGCAGATGTTCTCTATTGGTGGATCATCTGCTCCTGCTTTGTTGAATTCACTGTAAAGCAAATCATTATATAAATGAGCTCTATGTTCATAATTAGATATTGTGCCATCAAGATCTGATATGATTGTCCTCTTCATTTATTTAATGCCTTATACATAGATGGTGCAGCCCATTCTTTTGGAGTTAAAAAAGGTTTTGCCCATGGGTGCTTTTTTACAACTTCATCAACCATTAATGTAAACACCTCACGATATTCACCCTGTGCTCTTGGACTCAATCTGCTTTTTGCCATCTCATGCAAAGTTCTTAAATTAAATTTTGCAACAATATTTGTATGGATATTTGTTGGCAGAACTCCACGAGCATCTTCAGCATGAACACCCAGCTCTCTTAATTGCTGGTATCGCATATTAATTAATTCCATAGTCTGGTCATAAATTAATTTTGCCTTTTCATCGTTGGCTATTTTTTCTGGGACTGAATAATTAAATCCCTGCATATCAACAGTCCTTTGAGATTGTTGAGCATAAGATGCTTGACGAGTTCTTACAAACTGATGTGTAAATCCTCTTGTTACATCTCTTATATCAAAAACATAATCAATAAATTCCCAGGATGATTTTATAGTTTGAAGCATATAATCAAGCTCTGCTTGTTTTTTATCATCATCCCATTCTTTAATTTTACTAAAAGCATCCTCATCATTCATGAGTCTGGTATTTTTTGTGAACAGTAATAAGTCCACTGCATCGTCTGTGCAAGATATTAATTTAACTTTCATTGTTTTCTCCTTTCTGAGAGTGTATTAATCTTGAGTAATTTGAATCACTCGTTATAAAACTGTCGATCATTTTTAAATCATTTATTAGATCATCCAATAATAACTGTCGCCAAGTTGCGAACCGACCAACAGAATAAATTTTGTATTTGTTTGTCATTTCAAATACGAATTCTTTTCTTAAATTTTCATCAATAGGTTTTATTTTACCATAAACTTGTTTTGAATCTTTTAGATCAATTAATTTTTTTGGCATGAAACCAAAATCTTCATAGAGCACATTTGATAAATGACCACCAATATATTCTGATGGCTCTTTAATAAATTCAGATATTATAACATTCCCCATAATAGATATCCTGTAATATGGGACAGTTGGATCTGGATAATATATCGTCTGATGAACATTGCATTCTGGTTCATCAATAACTGCTTTTTGAGTCCAAATGTTTTGAAAATTAAAATCTGGCATATCTTTCCAGCCAACCATCTTCATAAGTGCTGGCATTGGTATTGTAGATATTAATGGTGTTCTATATTGCTTGCTCATCCAATTATCAAAATCAAATCTTTTTCTAAATGCTATATTACAATTTGTTGCCATAGTATGAACAAAATTATTTGGAGCAATATATCTTTCAACAGTTTCAAGGCTGTCTATAGATCGAGGCAAAACTGCTCCTGTTACTTTTTCAGAATACATATTACTTAAAAACACACTGGGTTCAGTTATCAGCTTGCCATCGTATTTTATTGCTTTATTTACTTTGACTTTTTCAAATGGTATGGCTGTTGCAATACCAACTTTTTCAGTTCTGAACCTCAGCAATGCACTGTGATTTATTGGAAGATCTTCTTTTCCTTCCCAAATGTATGGTCTGAATCTTCTCAGCATATTCCCTGCTAGAAGACCTGCCATCCCTGCTCCTATTACTATCATATTTATTTTTTCCTTTCTTATTGGTATCCCAATATATTCTTGAATCTCGATATTTAGTAAAATCTATGTTTGGTGCTGAAAATGGCTCCTCGATAACAAATGAAGAGCCAACTTCATAATTATCCCATTCACTGTCTACAACTTCTATAAGCAATGGGAGAGATAATATTTTATCCTTTTGGTGCACAACTCACCTCAACAACCATTGGCACTGGTCTATTATTTATTTTTCTTCGAGCATGAATTAAAACTGGTCTCAAGTCAACTGCCTTACAATCTTCTATTCCATTTATAACTTCATTCCTGCTCAAAGAATATATATTTTTTTCAGTTATCACTTTTGTGTTGGGGATGCCACTGCAAGCAGAAAGCAACCCAACAACTGATATTAAAAATAAATTTCTCATGATAAGGACACTCTCCCTTTTTTAATGTCATGAGCCAGATCTTCTCTGCAACCTGCTCTTGTGCTGCCATGACCTGCAGCGATATCAACGAAGTCTTCATATGATATGCCATCATTTTCTATAAATATATTATAGTTTTTCCAACCACGAGTTCCCTCTCTGCGAGGATTCTCTGATACAAGGCATGTAATAATTTTGCCAGCAAATTTACCACCACCTTTAGATGGTTCTGATTTATCACTCAAAACTTTATCACGATAAAGATCAATGCTCTTTTCAGCACTGGCTGCGAGCTCTTCGATGCTGTTATAGGTTTCTTTGGAAACATCAGAAGATTGAATAAACTTACCATAAAAGTCATTTTTAGGTGCTGAAGATTCAGCAAGTTTGAATACTCTTTTTGATCCTGAAATTTTATCAGCGAATTTTTTAGTTTCAACAGGTGAGAGCTCATTGAATGCTCTGACTAAAACTTGACCTGTTGTATTTGGGTTTTTGGCAAGTTGCTCTGCAGACCTAAATATTATTGATCCGTTGCCAAGATTTTTTGCCTCTTGCTCAGAAGAAGCAACCACAGTTTTAAAAGTTCTTAAATTTAATACAAAATGTTTCATGTTAATTTTCCTTTCTCAAATAATGTATTTAATTAATCTTATCTCTCTTTTTAAATTAAAAGTAAACAAAAAAATACAAAAAAAGAAATTAATTTTGAATATCTTTTATTTACAATGACTTAATCATATGTTAAAACTCTTCAAAGTTCTTGGTCTCACAATAAAAAGACTTTCTTTTGCTCTTGTTATCGCAACATACCATACTCTGTTCTCCTCGTCATTACCTAAATTTTGCCAACTTTTAGAATTCATATCTGTTAATAAAACTAAATTATCTGCCTCACCACCTTTGCTCTGATGTATTGTTGAAATATTTATTCTTGGTTTTTTAGAAAACTTTTCATTGTTTCTTAAACATGATCTTAAATATTCTCTTTCATCTGGTGCTATGCCTTTCAACATTTTCATCCAGTCATATTCTTTTACAGCATCTGGCAAACTAAAATCTGATATATTGTAAGCATCTTTTGGTTCTAATTTTATTTTTAAATTTAAAAAATTAAGTAAATTTTTTGCATCATGCATTGATATTGGTGTATCTTTTCTTAATCTTTCCCAAGATGTTATTGCTCTGGTTTCATCTGATTCTAAAGAACTTTTATTATTTATTGAATATGCAAAACCTTGTTGACGGACTGCTCTTATCAACCTGTTTGTTAAATATTTACTTCTTGCCAAAAGCATCCATGTTCCTTTTTTCCTAAAATCTATCTCCTGTTCATTTACAACATAATCTATATTGCCATGTTCTTCTCTTGGTGACCATTGCTTGGCATATCTATTTTTTATTCTTTGAACGATATCAACTGCGAGCTTGTGGACTGATCTTGGTATCCTGAAAGACTGTGGTAATATTATTCTATCACCTTTTAAATTTAAAAATTTATTTACATCTGCTCCTGCCCAACCAAATATTGCTTGGTCATCATCACCTGCTATATAAACTTCATCAGCAAGACTTGAAACCTTTATTGCCATTTTATATTGTATTGAAGATAAATCCTGTGCTTCATCTATAATACAAATATCAATATCTAAATCTGTGTTATATTTACTTAACATATCAGTGAAGTCTAATATGCCATTGTCTTTTTTATATTTTAATAATGCACTGTGATATTGTTTTACAGCATGTAAATTTAAATCTTCTGTATTTGATAATTGATATTGTTGCTCTACTGTTCTGACCCCCATTCTGGCCAGAGACTCTATTCTTGAACATTTATCACCTAAACCATCACCAAGACTAAATCCTAATGCTTCATCATATATGCCTTTAAAATTTATCCCCATTGCCTTGCCGAACTTGCGATAGTGATCATTGGTCATTACTTCATCTCTTTGTAGACCAAGTTGCTTAAATGCTAATGAGTGGAGTGTTCTAAAATATGGAAACCTATCTTCATCTAAATTAAATTTCAACATAGCTCTTTCTTGTGCTTCATATGCAGCTTTGCGAGTAAATGCTAAATATGCAATCCTCTCAGGTTTTATGCCACGTGATATCGCATCCTCAACTATATTTAATAAAGTTGTTGTCTTGCCAGTTCCTGGTGGTCCAAGTATTATTTTAACTCTTTTCATTTATTTTTAGCATTGTTCCAAAAAGTCCATATTTTACTTTTATCAACTTTAATATTATCTCTTAAATGTATTTTTAAATTTTCCCAATGAGCATGTATTCTTCTTGACATCTCTGGATTTGATTCTTTGTGTTCAGCAACTATCAAACTGACTGCTGAATCTATAATATAAATAGATCTTTCTAATTGTTTATCATCCATTTAAAAATCCTCCTCAACTGTTGATGGTATATCAAGATCCTCATCTTCATAAAACTCTGGTGCAGGCACAGACCAAACTTTTACTGCTTTGCCTTTTATTTTAAAAGTTTTTCTGTCACCTCCTAGATTCCTCAACCAAGACCATATTTGATGTTGACTTGAATAACGATATCTTCTTGCTTCTAAATATATAAATAAATCTTCTGATCTGAAATAAACTTTTTGTTCATCTTTGCTGTGCCATGGTTTGGCATTCATTATTTCATCTTTTTGTCTGGCTTGGACTTTACCTGTTAAAAATGCATCCAATGCTTTTTCAAACTGACCTTGTGGTGATGCATCGTCTGGGTCAACTATTACTTCAACACTCTGCAATAGTTCATTTATCCTTTTCTCCCATTTTAATCCTGGCATCAGGCTAGGGCATTTATTTAATTTTTCAACACACATCTTTTGTAGCTGTCTTTGGTCAAGTAATTGCTGGGTTGTGACTTCTATTCTTTCACCTTGCATTTCTACATACCATCTTACAGAAGATTTATTTTCAGTTTCATATTTTGTTATGGCATCAACTTCAATCGTCAGACCACCACCAATACCTCCAATGCCATATTCTCTTCTCATGCATTTTGACTTCTCACAATAATTACATATTGGTGTCTGCTTACAAGTATATGCATAATCTTTTTTGCTGACTGCTTTTATTAATCCATTTACTTCACTGGATGGTAATGGACTTGAAACATTCTCATAATTAAACTTCATTAAATCTTCTTGCCAGTCGTCTGGATTTTTCTTGCGATAATAAACACCAACATTGAACAAAGAATTATTGCGACCACCTTCAGGAAAACCCATCGTCATTATATGTTGAAGGCATGGTGGACCATCACTAAACATATCTGTTAATTGAGTTTTAAAATTTTGCAGCTTATCATAAGTTGTTGTTTTCTTTTCTGCGAGCTCTATAAAATCTTTTAAACTTAATTTTTTGCCATTATAGATTGCATGCCTTTCTGTTTTATCTCCATCCCAATAACAAAGATTTATCCAATTTCCTCTATCACGTTCATTGGCTCTTGATATTTGCTTGGGGAATATTTCTGCTCCACCATAACCTAATTGGGCAGCAAACTCATTTAACTTGGCAACCATATCTATTGCAGCAATCGCAGGTTTACAAAATAAATATAAATGAGCACCACCAGATTTACTTCTGCAAAGTATCAATGGTGTTTTTCTAATTTTCTTTTCTAAACTTTCAAGTGATTCATTTAATTTTGATTCACCACGAATGTCAATATCAATAACTCCAAAGTTGCAAGAGTTATCAAGTTTCAACATTATGATCCCTAATATATAATCACCACCATTTAAGTGATGTTTAAAATTTTCTTCTGTTGCTGGTTCACTGACTGTTACAGCACGACCAGACATCTTGCCATCTGCTTCTTGTTTTTTAACTCTGTACTGACCATGAGCAAGTTCATAACCATTGAACAGATTCATAAATCTTTTTATCATTTATATTCCTTTTTAAAAGTGCAGCTGGAGTTGGGTCCATTAAGTAAAGCGAGAGGACAACTCCAAACTGCACCTTATTCATTCCCCGAGAAAACATGCCTCATGCCATGACCCATGAGGGGAGAATGAAACTACATTACATCATCTTGTTCGTCTGGTGATACATTAACCTCACCTGATGTAACCTTGCTCTTGAACTTCCTTGCTGCAAGATATATATCCTGACCATTTGGAAGTTTTTCTAAAATGCCACCTGACTTGGCATCAAAGAGTATTTCGATATTCCAACCGAACCAAGTGCCATTGTCATTCTTTTGTGGCACTGTTGTAAGTTTATATGCAGTCCAAAACATAGCAGGATTCATAACACCCTCACCATCTGGTCTTGGTATCTGTAATCTATTTATCATAGAGTTCCATTGCTTTGCCTTGCGTAATTGAGATGATGCCATTGATATCATCGCAGGTGAATATAAAGTTCCGTCAATAACATAAACCATATATTCTGCAGTTGGCACAACTTCATTGCCAACATCATTAAAATATTTTCCCAACTCATTTTGTTTACAAGTTGTTAAAATAAAAGGATCATTGCCATGATCTTTTACCAAACCACCTCTGTCTGGTTTCCATTCTAGATGTGTTCTGCGATAACTAATTGGCACCACAGTAATACCTTTTTCACCATCAATGACATCATTGGATACTGTGTCAAGAATATATCCTGCTTCAGCACCTTTGATATAAGCAGGATCTGCTTTCATTGCTTTTGGTGATTGTGCTTGAAGTATATTCAAGCGAGGAATCATAATGTCATCTTGTGACATATTTTCAGATGCTGATCCTGCATCCTGTAGTAATATAGATTTATCGAAAGCCACTACATTGCTCTCTACTTTTTTCTTTATTTCATTGGCCATAATTTTATCTCCTTATCTTGGCTCTGCGACCTGTATAAATTTTAAACAGATCGTGTGGGATTGATTTCCCTTCAGACAACATTTCTTTTATGTATGCTGTCAATTGTGCAGGATGAACTCCAGTTGCTCGTTTGTAGAAAATTTTGCGATCTCTCAGCTCTTTTGCAAACTGATCACATTCATTATCTTCTGCACGACCAAATTGAACTTCAACATTATTTTTAATTAAGTCACCACCATTATTAGCACGCAACCAATCAAAACATTGATCCTGTCGGACTTGCAATTCTATACGTTCTGTGCCTTTTGCTCTTTCAATAGAGCCAGCACTAGGTATAGAAGCAGAGACAATATCTTCAACTTTAATCTTCGCACCATTGTTTAAAGTAAAGTCTTTGATATTCAGTTCTTGCATTAAATCAGGCAAGGACTGTTCAGCCAACTTCGTAAGATCCTGCTTTTTTCGCTTCAATGATTCTTCAGCTTGTATAATTTCAGTTTGTAAATCATACATCTGTTGAGCCATATCTGCAATTGCACCTAATTCATTTGACGCAGGTGCCACGTCATCAAGCAGATTTATACTCATTTTCTTTCACCTTTCTGAGTTCCAAGGCGACAGGCATGTACCAACCTTTGCGTCGATCCCTCTCACCTTCTTCTACATTGCGTTCCCATCTGAGAACACGGACTGTTGGAGACATTTCAGATGCTATCATACAAGTGATCATAACAGCTATTGGGTCTCCTCCTCCTGGCCAGAGCAAATAATCGTCTGGACTGAAGTTCTTTAATATTCTTTTTGCCTTTTGGATAGATGGTCCAGGAAGAAACTGTGGCTTTTCATTTGGTTCAAATATAACTTCAATCGTTCCATAACGAGTGGCATCAGTTAAATCTGGTGTCCAACCAAATTTATTCTTCACTGGTCTATTAACAACATATACTTTTGGCATATATATCCTTTCTTAATTTTGTTGTGCCACCAGCTTGCCAAGTTCAACCACTAATCAGCTGTACTGAGACAGAGAACAGTCCTTAACTATGTCCACTGCGTAGCACGTTTTATAAATATAACCTTTTATTTGTAAATTAGTAAAGTTTTTATATATAGAAAATAAAATCTGGGGATAAAAAAATATTTTATTAAATTACAAAAACATTGGTTACTGTGGTAACTCTAATCGTTTTATTAATTAAAAACAATATTTTATTTGTGTTAACCAAAGACAATAATTAGGAGAAACCGACCCCAGTGTTTGGTAACTTTTTTTCTAAGTCATTGTTTTTGTTACGATCTTTTTTCTTTACTTCCCAGAGATAATAAGAGATAATGTCTATATTAATTGAGAAAGGAACTAAAATGATTACAAAATTTGCTATAAAAGTCCACGAAGTTATCACTGATACAAAGACTGGACATTCAAATGAATATCAACCTACATATTTTTCAAAGGTTGTTAACACAATTTCAGGAAGAAGTTTCACAGATAAACCTGAGAGAGTTTCAACAACTCAAAGACCAGAAGTTCTTTTTGCAACAAGAAAAGAAGCATGGGAAGTTGTTTCTGGTTTGCCTGCCACTGGCACTCTTGGTCAGTTTTCATATAAATATACTTACAGCATCGAGTCATTAACATATGGTTATGCCAATCACATTGGTTGGTCAGATGTAAATCCATATGAGATTGTAAAAGTTGTGTCTGATAAAACTATTGACATTAGACCTATGGATGCAACAAGAGATGAAAGTTGGAAACCAGAGTTTGTTTCTGGTGGTTATGCTGGCCACTGTGTTAACCAGTGCGATCAAAAGTGGGATGTTGTTTCAAACGATGATGCTCCACTTGTTAGAGCAAGATTAAGAAAGGATGGTTATTATCATTCTGTTATTGGCAAGCACCTTTTAGGTGATAAACCAAGAAAGTTTTACGATTTTAATTTTTAGTTATTGGGGGATTTATTCCCCCAGCATTTGAGAAAGGAGATATTTATGTCAGGTGCAACAGCAAAACAGTTCCAAGAGTGGGAACAAAGAGCAAAGAAATGCTCAATCGATGAGTTGGTTTTTATTTGTAAAGACTGTGCAGAAGCAGAGCTCGCAATGAGAGGTTGGAATCCTGAAAAGGAAAATTATTATGCCGACCAGAGAATGACATACTCTGCTGAACTGACAAGACGGAGGAAGAAATGCAAATAGATTTTGATGAGTCTGAAATGTTAGCAATGGCATGTGTATTAGAATGTCATTATGATAGGATCATGTCTGAGTATGATGATTGTTTTAGTGCTGAAGAACACAAAGAGTTCAAAGGATTGGTTCTGAAAATAGAGAAAACTCTCGAGAAGCATGGTGTAAAAAAAGATTGGAGATCTAGTGAAAAGTTTATAAAAGAGATTAAAAAACTTTGGGATGTAGAAAAATGATAAAAACACTCGGACTAATTTTAATTTGTTGCTTGAGCTTTCTCCTCACAGTTATGGTTTTTGAACTCATGGTTGGTTGTGGCGAAAGAACTTATTTTGCTGAGGGTCATTGGATAACTAATGAATGTTTATTAATCCCTCACGAACAAGCACATGGCAAGTGGAAATAATTTTACTTTTATTTATTTTTAATCTAAAGTCAATTTAGAAATAATTTAATTAAAAACATTATTTCCTCCCATTTCAAATATTTAATATTTATTAAACTTAAAGCTCTCCTCACAGAGAGCTTTCTTTTTGCCCAGAAATAAGATATACAGTTTTATAACAGTTAACCACTGGAAACATAGGTTTTTGGAGAAGAATATATGGCTGCAGAGAAAACAAAGAAGATAACAGTCAAAAGACCTGTCAAAGATGGTCGTCCTGTCAATGTTGAAAAGTTTGATGGAAAGTTTAAATCTGTTGAACCAATGAAGAATCAAAAGCCATCAAGAACAAGACCCAATAGATATAAATGGAATCATCATGCAACAATTAATTGGATTATGGGTCAAGCAGACCCAGTAGGTTTTTTGGCCAATGTTATGAATGGTAAAGAAATATTCCCAGTATATTCAGAGTCAGATGGTGAGATACAAAACATTGGAAAGATAGGTGCAGACCCAGAGCTGAGAGTTATGGCAGCAAAAACATTGCTCGGCAAATGTGTTCCAGATTTAAAAGCAGTTGAAGTAAAAGCTCAAATAGAAGAAAAGAAGGTGCTGGATATCAGCAAATTAACAGACAATGACCTTAATACAATCGAGCGAGCTCTTGAGCATGCTGTCATTGACGCAAGTCAAGGCAGAGAGGATGAGGAGATCATTGAAGACATTCATCCAGGAGAGTTGGCAAACAGTTGAACCAGGACGAGAGTTCTATGACAACTGGCACATTGACGCAATATCAGAACATCTTCAGGCAGTTGTTGAAGGTGATATTCGTCGATTAATAATTAATATCCCTCCGAGACATATGAAATCAATCGCAGTGGCAGTTGCTCTTCCTGCATGGACATGGGCAATACAGCCGCAGAAAAGATTTTTGTTCGCATCATATGCAGGTTCATTGTCAATAAGAGATTCAGTTAAATGCAGGAGATTAATTGACAGTGCTTGGTATAAAAAACATTTTGATGGTTCTTTTAAATTAACAACAGATCAAAACCAAAAACAAAGATTTGAAAATGATAAAACAGGATACAGGATCGCAACATCAGTTGATGGAGCTTTGACAGGGGAAGGTGGTGACATAATTGTTATTGACGATCCGCACAATGTTCGTGAGGCAGAATCAAATACAGTCAGAGAGGGTGTTCTTGATTGGTGGGATCAAGCAATGCAAACCAGACTCAATGATCCAAAGACTGGATCATTTGTTATCATTATGCAAAGAGTTCACGAGAAAGACTTGACAGGTCATATTTTGGCCAATGACAATGATTGGGATCACCTTTGCATTCCTGCTAGATATGAGATTGGTCATCCAACAGTTTCTAAAAGTTCATTGTTCTTTACAGATCCAAGAACAAAAGAAGGTGAATTATTATGGCCAGAAAGAATAGATGAAAAGACTCTTGATAATTTAGAGAAAAGTCTTGGCACATATGCATCGGCAGGTCAACTGCAACAAAGACCAATGCCCAAAGGTGGTGGTATATTAAGAGCAGAGTGGTGGGTGCCATGGGAGTATGAAGAGTTGCCAGATGTAGAATATGTTATTCAATCTTGGGACACAGCATTTAGCACAAAAGAAAAAACATCATATTCTGCAAGAACAACTTGGGGTGTCTTCAGGAGGAATGGTCAGGTGAATGCTATTGTTATTGATATGTGGTATGACAGAGTCACCTATCCAGAGTTGAGAAGAATCGCACAAGAGTCGTTTTATGATTATGAACCAGACGCAGTTCTCATAGAAAAGAAAGCATCTGGTCAAAGTTTAATACAAGATTTGCGTATGGCTGGTGTGCCAGTAATTGAATATATGCCTGACAGAGACAAAGAAGCAAGAGCACATGCCAGCAGTGCATTATTAGAAGATGGAAGAATTTACTTTCCTTCTAACAGAAAATGGGCTAAAAATTTAATAGACATTTGTGCTGCATTCCCTGCTGGGGACAATGATGACATAGTTGACACATGTACACAGGCATGGTTGAGACTTCGCAAAGGTTGGTTTGTCACTCATTCTTCTGATTATGATGATGACGAAATAGAAACAAAAGAGAGGATAACATTGTATGGCTAGATCCCCAATAAATATCCAAGCTGAAGAGCCAATGTTTGCTGAAGGCGAACCAGCTGATGATTTACAAGTTGAAAATATTGGTGATGACGTTTTAATAGGTGACCCAGCAGAAGACATGGTTCAGGAGGACACTGACTTTGATCAAAACCTTGCTGAAGTTATTGATGAAAGAGAGCTTTCAAAAAAAGCAGATGAATTAATACAGCATTATGAAAATGATAAATCAGCAAGATCCGAGTGGGAAAGAAGATATAAAGAAGGTTTGAGGACACTTGACACTGAAGGTGGTTTAGACGAATCAGAAGATCAAAGAGCATCCAGAGGTCTGAGCACAGTTGTTCATCCTTTAATATCAGAAGCAGCAACACAGTTCAATGCAAGAGCAATCGCAGAATTATATCCTTCTGATGGACCAGTGAAAACAGTTATTGTTGGTGAGCCAAGTGAAGAAGTTGAGGAGCAAGGTCGCAGGGTGCGTGAATATATGAATTACCAGATCACCCAGCAGATGCCTGAATACTTTCCTGATCTAGACCAGATGTTATTTCACCTGCCATTGATCGGACAAACTTTTAAAAAGATATGGTGGGATCCAGATTTAAATAGACAAAAATCTATATTTGTAAAGGCAGAAGATTTTGTTGTTGCACCAGAGTCAAATGATTTACAAACAGCACCAAGATACACTCACCTCATAAGAATACCAAAAAACGACTACAATAGATATGTTGATGCAGGATATTATTTACAATCAGAATATTCAGGTGATGATATCGATCCAGCAGGTGATACAATAGCAGACATTGAAGGTGTTGAAGGTTATTCTGCAGATGGCGAAGATCAGACATTAACACTTTTAGAGATGCATGTTTACGAATCTTTTGAAGGCATTGATAATGCAGATGATGATGAGGGCAGTGTTGCATTGCCATATATTGTTACAATAAATTATGACACGCAGAAAGTTGTTAGTGTTCGCAGAAACTGGAGAGAAGAAGATGAACAGCAACGAAGACGAGATTGGTTTGTAAGTTATAAATTTCTTCCTGGACTTGGGTTTTATGGTTTTGGTCTTTATCACATGATTGGTGGTCTTGGCAAAGCTGCAACAGGATCTTTGAGAGCATTATTAGACTCTGCTGCATTTTCAAATATGCAAGGTGGATTTAAATTAAAAGGCAGAGTGACAGGTGGTGAACTGCAAGTTAATCCTGGAGAGTTCGCAGATCTAGATTCAACAGTTGACGATGTTAACAAAGCAATCATGCCATTGCCATTTAAAGAGCCAAGTGGATCGTTGTTTCAATTATTAGGTTTTATTGTACAATCAGGTCAAAGATTTGCAAGCACAGCAGATTTAAATGTTGGCGATGTTAATCCTAATGCACCTGTTGGTTCTACAGTTGCGTTAATAGAACAAGGCAGTAAATCATTTTCAGCAATACACAAAAGACTGCACCATTCCCAAGGTCAAGAGTTTAAATTACTCTCAAAACTAAATGCAGAATATTTACCAGAGAAAGTTGCGTTTTCAGTTGCTGGTGGAACACAACAAGTTTTTGCTGCAGACTTCAATGACAGAGTTGATATAATACCAGTCAGTGATCCAAACATATTTAGCACTGCCCAGAGAATAGCACAAGCACAAGCAGTGTTGCAAATGTCAAAAGCAGCACCAAACCTGCATGATAATTATGAAGCATACAAAAGAATGTATGAAGCAATCAGAATACCAAACATTGATGAGATTCTAAAAAAGCCAACAGAAGCAGCAAGACTTGATCCGATTGATGAGAATATGTCTGTTATGTATGGCAAGCCAATAAGAGCATTCCCAGAGCAAGATCATGATTCACACATACAAGTTCATTTACAGTTTTTGTCAGACCCATCACTTGGTGGCAATCCAGGAGCAAAAGGCATGCAACCAATACTTGTTGCACACGTTGCTGAACATATTGCATTATTGTATCGCACTAGAATGGAAGCAAGCATTGGTATGCCATTGCCTAATTTACCAGATGTGCGTGATAAGAAGTTCGAGTTTGATGATATCAATCCAGAACTAGATATGTTAATAAGCCAAAGAGCAGCACAAGTTGTTCAGGCAGCACCACAGATGCAAGCAATTAGAGGATTACAAAATGTTGGCAAGCAACAACAAAACCCATTACAATATGCCCAGCAACTTGCTCAACTCGAAGCACAAGCACTCCAGCAAAGGACTCAATCGCAAATACAAGCTGACCAAGCCAAAGCTCAATCGGATATTGCGATCAAGCAAGCAGATGCTAAACAAGATATAGAAATAGCAAAAGCCAAAACTCAAGTTGAGCTTGAATCCAAGATCAGAAAGCTCGAGGCAGAGTTACAATTAGAGAGAGAAAAGAATGCAGCAAAATTACAAATGGAAATGTTTAAGCAATGAATGAAAAAATAATACCAATGCAAGGAATCAACCCAGCAGCATTCTCTGGCCAGATGCAGCAACAACCAATGCCTGCTGCTAATATAAACATGAATCAGTATTTACTTCAAAAGATAGACGAGATAAAAAGGAGAATGTTTGGTGACAATGTTGGTGCTCTCGCAAACATTATGATGCAGCAACAGCAACCAATGATGCAACAACCTAGAAGGAGAATGTAATGGGTTCAGCCTGTGCAGGTGGCAGTTCAGAGGAAGATAAGCAAGACTCAATGGGAAGTATAGGTGGCATCGCTGGTGGCGAGTCAGGTTCAGTTCTTGGTTCAGTAAATTTAACAGCACCAGACAAAAACCAACCAAAAGAGGACAAACCATTCTTCCCGTCAGTCATTGGTGTTTTAGATTCAGTTTTTGGATCAATAGGTGCAACACCACCTGAAGAAGAAAAGAAAGAAGGATTTACAATATCTTCTGGAGCAGCACCATTGCAACCTCAAAAGCCAATGCAAGATTTAATATTCAAAACACCAGTTCCATCTACAGAAGAACCAAGACCAGCAGGCACAGGAGTTACAATACAAGGTGGCAACATCTATACAATGAAAGATGATGAAGGTAATGTGACAGGAACTTTATCAGCTCTTGAAACTTTAAAAGATATGAAAGATGCTCAAGATTCAGCAGTTTTTGGTGAGCCAGCAGGAACAATAGTTGACAGCATGCCAACATTATTAGATTCATTAACAGGTGAAGCATCAGGTCAACAAATGCCTTTTGAACCTTTGGGAACAGTCGCACAACCAAGTCAAGTCATGCAAGAGTTCACTCCACCAGATAAATTATTTGGTATATTCGATCCAGTATATGCGAGTCCACAGCCATCATTTGATGCTCAATTACAAATGAGTGAGGAAAAGAAACTTGAAAAAGATTCAGAACCAGCAACAACAAACGAACCAATATTCAGATATTTTCAAAGAGCATACAAAGGTGGCATCCCAGATAGATTTTTAAGCAGTTTTTTAACAAGGTTTGGATATAGTCCAACATTCATAGATCAACAAATGCAAGTTAATGAAGATGGCGAGATCGTAGATGCTCAAGGCAATCTTATAGAAGGTCTGCCAAATGTTGCATTGATCGGTGAAAAAATTAAACAAGAAATGACATAGGAGAATAAAATGGCTGGCAATGAAATGCTTGATCAAATGAATCAGTTGCTTAAAAGGGCTGAGCCAAATGCACCAATGACTGATGATGATAAAGAATTTTTTAATTCTATATATGATTCAATTATAAAATCTTTGAGGATGGAGCCAGGAGCTGCTGTCAGTGAGAGCGATATAATTGATTCTTTAAAATCATTAGATCAAGGATCTTCTGTTGGTGAAAGTGGGATGCAAGGTTATACTATGCTTGAAGAGATATTAAGAAATATTTATAAAACAAGATCAGGAATAGATTCAGAAACATAGGAGAATAAAATGGCTGAAATAAACGTAGACAACATGGATAAAAATGCAGAACTATTTATGGAAAAGATGGGTTTTGCTCACGACTCAGAAGGTCTTGAACTTTCTGAAGAACAACTTGTAAATTTTTTATTGCTCTGTCACCAGATGGAATATGGTGTTGGTGAAGAGGAAGAAGAACACGAAGATGATGGTGTTAAAGTTAAAATAATGAAAGTTCACAGTGGCGACATGAAAGGCATGATGGATGAAATGCTAGGTCATGGTGGTCCAATGATGAGTGATTAAAATGATGAACATGCCAAAAAATTTAGGTGCTTTGGGACAAATGGACAATGGTATTGTAAAAGCCAGCAGAACTTTTGAAGATATGGGTTATCCAAGTAATTTACCTGATGAAGACAAGGCATATATTATAAAAAGATTAATGGACTTTGCTAATGAAGATTTTAATCCTTGGGCAAATGGTTCAACTGGTTTTCCCCTTCTTATGAGGGAAAAGTATGGAGTGGAGGGAAGCAGATAATGCCATTTAGCAAATATTCACCAAAACAGAAAAAGCTCGCAAGAGCAGCAAAGCCAAGAAATAAAATAACAGGTGCAGATTTTAAAGCACTAAAAAAGAAAAAGAAGAAGAAAAAGTAATGGCCAAAAGACCAGGATTATATGCTAATATTCATGCGAAGAGAAAAAGAATAAAAGCAGGATCAAAAGAGAAGATGCGTAAAAAAGGGCAGAAAGGAAGACCCACAAAAGCAAATTTTAGGAGTGCAGCAAAAAGTGCCAGGAAAAAGAAAGTTTAAAAAAGTTGCCAAAACAAAAAAGGGTGTTCCAAAGAAATATGTTTCAGGAGCAAAGAACCCAAAGGCAAGAGAAAAAGAAATAAAAAGAACAGCCAAACTTTACAGGCAAAATAAATTGACACCTGCTATGATGGATAAAATATCTAAAAGGAGGAGCAAAAGCTAATGGCAACAAAAGCAACTAAAAAGAAAAGTGGTGGTAAATATGGTTCTATTCCTGGAGCTGGAAAGTTCTCAAAAGAAAAACTTGACAAGGTTTATAAAAGAGGATTGGGTGCTTATTACTCATCAGGCAGCAGACCAAAAACTTCAGCACACCAATGGGCAATGGGTAGAGTGAAGAGCTTTGTGACAGGCAAAGGTGGAGCAAGAAAAGCAGATTCAGATTTATTAAAGGGGAAAAAGAAAAGTGGTAAAAAAAAGACCTGATCCTAAAAAAGGCACAGGCAAAAAACCAAAGGGCAGTGGCAGAAGATTATATACAGATGAAAATCCTAAAGACACAGTCAGTATAAAATTTGCTACACCAACAGATGCTCGCAAGACAGTTGCCAAAGTAAAAAAGATATCTAAACCATATGCTCGAAAAGTTCAGATATTAACAGTTGGAGAACAAAGAGCAAAAGTTATGGGGAAGAAAGAAGTTGCAAGTATTTTTAAAAAAGCAAAACAAGTTTTAAAAAATAAAAAGGAGAGTAAAAGTGGCAAAAAAAGCAGTTGAGGCACCAAAAGGTTTTCATTGGATGAAAGCTGGCAAAGGTTATAAGTTAATGAAGAATCCAGCTGGAGGATACAAACCACACAAAGGTGCGAGCCAAAAAGCAACTTTTGAGATACAGAAAGTTCACAGTGGCAAAACTAGATAAAGCATTAGGAGCATTATTAGATTTATTAGGTAAAAGACCTGCACGTGAAGATATCGGTGCATTTAAAGACATTCCTGCTAATGACCAAGTTAATTTATCAAAGGTAGAAGAATTGCATAAAGATTTAAATTTTGAAACACAGTCAGCTCGACAACAAGGAATGATTGACATGAATACAGAGCTTGATGCTAGTATATTCCGTGCTGTTCCTGAATTAGATGATTACTATTCTGATCTTCCTAATATATTTAGATTTGATAATCCTAATAGTCCAAGAACAGCAAGAGACGAGAGAATTAGTTTTATTGATAGTCGTGAAAAAATAGATAAAATAAGACAATATGGTTTTCCAATTGAACGAGATCCTGATTTCAAAGGTGATCCTGGTCCAGATAATGTTTTTTACAGAACATGGTTAAGAAATAAAAATATGAAATTTGAGGATGTTTTTGATTATGACCCTGATAAAATTTCAATAAATGAACTTTTAAAAAAACAAGCACAATATGAATTCCTTAAATCATATAATTTATCTCCTGAAGATATCAGAGATATATTAAATGTAAAACTTGATAAAGATAAGTAATGGCAACTTACAAAGGCAAAAAAGTAACATTAAATAAACCCAGAAGAATAGGCAAAGGTGAAACTTCCTATGGTAAAAAGAAGTCTGTGGTTTATGTTATGGATGGTGACAAGGTCAAAAGAGTTACATTTGGTGATCCAAATATGCGTATAAAGAAAAATCAAAAAGGTCGCAGAAGTAATTTTAGATCAAGGCACAACTGCGATAATCCTGGACCAAAAACAAAGGCAAGATATTGGTCTTGTAAGGCATGGTAATATGGCTAAAATTCAAAAACTTGGTCTCGAGGCATTTGAGTTTTTAAAAAATCTTGTAAGTAAAGCAGGTCAAGATGTTAATAATTTGCCAGATGCTCCCAGTGGTGATTTTGGTGCATTGAAAAATCTTCCTTTTGCTATGGTAAGAAAAGAAGGAACACCACCAACATTTTCTTATTCCAAAGATTTCAGCAGAATAATATCTGGACCAGAATATAATGTATTTAGTCCAGGACAGAAAATGACACCAAAACTTTCTAAAAGTATATTTAGTCAAGAAAAAGATTTAAGAGAATTAGATACAGATTTTGGTCTCATTCCCAAGCAGGATAATAAAAGTATACTAATGTTGAGAGATGAGATAAAATCACTACAAAAATATATAGATGATAAAAAGGATGCACCAGCATTTGCAGACATTATTTCTAGTCTTCAAAATGAAATATTTGATTTGCAAAATGAAATAAAGATTAGAACCAAACCAAAGATTGTAGACTGATGGCAGCACTTTCTAAAATCGGTGAAAAAGGAGTTGAAAATTTGTTTGACTTTTTAAAAAGTTTTAGTGATAAAATTTTTTATCATGCAACAAGCTCAAACATTCAAAAGTTTTCTGATTCACCACCAAGAGGAGCAACTTATTTCACAACTGATGCTGAATCAGCTATGGATATTGTTGAAGGTTCTAATAAAAAATTAATCCCAGTAAATATTACAACATCAAAACTTTTTGACCCATATAATGAATTACACACAGATTTGCTAAAAAATAAAATAGAATCTGAACCTAAATCACTCGACAACTGGAAAGCTCTTGAAAATCCAAAAGTTCAATCAGCATTGAAAGATTTAGGTTTTGAGGGATACAGAGTAAGAATGTCTGCGACACCGAATGAGATTGGGATTTTTAATCCAGAACAATATATAAAGAGATTAGACTAATGGCAAAAGCAGCAATTAAAAAAGTGGCACAAGCTGAAATAAGAGCAGCAAAAAGTTTTTTAAAAAGAAGAAACATAGATACAGATGAAGTGAGTCCTAAAAAATTTGCACAAGCTGCAAAAAAGCTCGACAAAAGTTTTAATGACGTTTTAAAAATATTAGCAAGAGAATTATCAGGAGGTCAGGTTTGACAAAACAAGAAATAGAAGTTGATATATTAAGACCATTTGGTCCAAGGATATTAAAGGCAAAAGTTCCTCAAAATATGATAGATGCGTTAAATACTCAATGCGATGAGTTATTAAAAAACGATGAGGAAAGAAAAGAAAGAGATGCGTCTGACGATTTGGTTGGTCATGTATTTGAAGAGTTAAGGTGCGATTTAGAAAAATCTGAAGGTTTTGGTAATTTTTTATATAGTGCAACAAAAGCATTATACACAAACTTTCTCGTTGAAAGAGGTGAACAGGAAAAAATAGAACAAGCAGAAAAAATAGCAATACACCATTCTTGGTTTGTTCGTTCATTCGAAAATGATTATAATCCAACACATATTCATACCAATGGTTCTTTTTCATGTGTATTATATTTAAAGATCCCTCCAGGAATATCAGATAAAAATTCTAGAAACACTCACGAAAAATATGCCACTGAAGGTTATATTGATTTTGTGTTTGGTTCATCTACAACTGTTTGTCCAGGAAATATGTGTGTACAGCCAAAGGTTGGAGATCTTTATATATTCCCAGCATTTTTATTCCATACAGTATATCCATTCTATGGCGAAGGTGAAAGAAGATCTTTTTCAGCAAACATGTCTTTACAAAAAGGTGATTAAATGACAAATGGTTTTGGACCAACAATTGAAAATGCAATAAAACAACAGGCATACATTGATAGCTTACAACAACAGTTTGGTACATTAAAGCCTGTTGATGAAAGTTTAAGAGAAAAGTCTGTTAATATTGCAACAGATGTTATTGGTGCTTTGCCTTTTGGTGGTGGTGGCGACTCTAGAGACAGGCAGATTGCTAAAAATTTATTTGGCGATTATTATGGAGATAGCATTACAGACAGCATTGGTGTTTTAGATTTTACTCCACTCGGTTTAGTATATGGAGTTGACGAAGCATTAAGAGAATATGGTCAGGCAGAAAAATTAACAGACTATATAATGCCAACAATTGGTTTAGGTCTGTCTGCTATTGAAGCATATCCATTAACAGAAATAGCAACAAGACCATTGCGTCGTTTTTTAAGTAATTTGGCAAACAAAACATCATCAGCACCAACAGATACAAGCAGAAGAGCTTTATTACAAGGTGCAGTTGCAGCACCTGTTGCTGCAGGAGCATTGTCAAATATTCCATTAGGTAAAGTTGTTGATGAAGTTGTTCCTGTTGCTAAAGAAGCAGCACCTGTTTTGAAAAAAGCAAAAAACATAAAAAGTATGTTAAGATTAACAGATTTGCCTCAGATGAAAAAATCTTTAATAAAACTTGAAGCTGAAGGATTAGGCATTGAACTGTCTGATTTGTCTGATGAATTTGGTAGAGAAATTAAATCTTTTGATGATTTAAATTCTAAAGAGATTGATAAAGTTTTTGAAGATAATTTTCTTGACCCTGCTACGACTGATTTAGATTCTTTTGAAGATGATATGAGACAACAAATACAAGAAGCATTAGATGATTTTCAATTGTCATCTAAGAGTTTTGTTGAGGGCACAGAAAAATTAACAACTGATCAAAAATTTTCATCCCCGATGGGAGAGCTTTTAGAGGATTTTGTAGGAGAGATGAAGTTGTCTGGTTATTCTGATGAAGAAATATCAGATGTTATAGATAATTCTTTGGACGATCTTTTTAATCGAGCAACTTCATTAGATGAATTAGATGATGAGATGATGTAATGTCAAAAATAGGCAGATTAATATTAGATGAACTTGGAGACACAGCAATAAGGTGGCTAGAGTCTATTGGTAAAAAAGTTGAAAAAGAAGGTTTTGTTCCTCAACCTGTCGAAAAGATGGCTGAAGATTTAGGTCAAAACATAATTGGTTTAGAAACTAAAGCACCAGAATTTTTTAATATTTTTGAAGCATTTAATCTTTATAAAACTTTAAGTTCAGGTGATTTAATTTTAACAAAACCAGATACATTTAGAGACCTTGCTGCAAAATTACCAGACGATCTAGACCCAGTTTATGGTCCACAGATAATGGATGAGTCATATAAAAAAATAGAAGACCTTGCTGATCAGATAAGATCAGGAATACAATTAAGGGAGATTCCATATTTACAATATCAAACACCATTCCCTAATATTTTTCAAATAACAGGACATCAAGGTCGTCATCGCAACAGAGCTTTACAACAAGCTGGTTATGATCAATCTCTTGTTAATTTGACACCAAAGACAAAAGGAGACAGAGTTGAATTAGGTATGCCGATAATCCGTCAAGATCCTAAAGTATTTGATGAGCTTATGTATGATGCGTATTTTAGAAAGAAAAGTGGTGGTAAAGAAGTCGGATCATTAGGTGAATTGATGGAAATTGTAAATATTCCATCTTATAAACAATTCGGTGCTTTACGAGATATCAAATAAGAGTTAAAAATGAATAGAACTAATTTTAAATCTTTAATAATGAAAGGCAGAAAAATGGATCATGCAGGCAAGAAAAAGAAAATGAAAAAGAAGCCAATGAAGAAAAAAGTTAAAAAAGGCAGATATGGCAAGTAAAGAAGTTGCTGAAAAATCTGTCGAAGTATTTGTTGACGGAGTTTCCATGTCAAATGAAACAGGTCTGAAAAATGACAACAGTAACAGACCTGTTGAGAATGATTCAGAGAAATCTGAAGGAGAGGAAGACAACAATAGCGAGTGACATGGTTGAAGGTCGCATGAGCGATTTTAATCAATATCACAAGAACGTTGGAATTGCTGAAGGTCTAGAACAGGCATCAGAAATTATCAATGAAACAATTAAACAATTTAACGAAGAGGATGAATAGTCATGTCTCATCAGCATGTAGAAAAACTCTATACCGACGAAGAGTCTAAATCAGTCGTAGCAGCAAAAGATCTCCCAATACCTATGGGATGGAAAATTCTAGTTCAACCAAATCAAATCAAACAGCAAACTAAAGGTGGCATATTATTACCATCTCAAGCCAAAGACAATGAGGCATATTTAACTGCTCATGGCACAGTTGCTGGCATTGGTGAATTAGCATATCGTGACAGAAACACTGGTCAAAAGTGGAAACAAGAAATAATTCCTAAAATATCAGACAGAGTCACATATGGTAAATATGCTGGTCAAAAATTAGTAATAAATGGTGTTCGGTTTCTTTTACTCAACGATGACGAGATAACTTCTATCTTGCCTGAAGGAGTTGAAGTGACTGCATATCTATAAGCGATAACTGGAGAACGCAACCATGGAACAACAAGAAAATAATGAAGCGATCGAACAGATCGAACAAGAAATAATAAAAGCAAAAGAAGATCCAAAAGACTTTGAGATCGAAGTAACAAGCGAGCCACAGAAAGAAGATGTCGAGCCTGAAAAAGTTGAAGAGCCTGAAAAGGATGAATATGGTCAAAAAGTAGAAAGAAGAATTAAAAAACTTGTAGATCAAAGAAGGCAATCAGAATTAGAAGCAAAAACTCTTCAAGAGAAAAATGCTCAACTTGAAGCAAGATTGGCAAGATTAGAGCAAGGTTCAGAACAAAGTGCTCAACAACAGTTTAATGAAAGATATAATGCTACAAAAGAAGCATTGACCAAAGCAGTTGAAGAAGGCGACACAAAAGCACAAGTTGATTTTTCTGAACAATTAGCAGATATGCGTGCAGCTATGAGAGTTGCAGAAATGCAAAGGCAGCAAAGATCTCAGGAAGCAGTGTCACCAACAGTTGGTCGTGCTCAACAAACAGCAACACCACCTCCAGCCAAAGCAATGGATTGGTGGCAAAAGAATCGTTGGTTCAATGCTAATGGATATGAAAGAGAAACAGCTGCAGCAAGAGCAATAGATGTTCAGCTGGATTTAGAGGGATATGATAAAAATAGCGATGAATATTATGTTTTGTTAAATAATCGTTTACGAAATGTATTTCCCGAGTTATTATCAGAACAAGAGACCAAGAGTAAGCCAAAAGTCAAAAGCAGGCAACCTGTCGCTCCCACTGCTGGCGGACAAACTTACAAAGGGAATCGGATGCGTATAACACAAGATCAACTGCGTATGGCGAGAGAACTAGGTATTACAGATGAAAAGGCATTAAAACAATATGCAAGTGAAATTCAAAAGAGTAAAGGATAGGAGTCAGTCATGGTAGAAAGTAGAAATGTTAGAGCATCAGAAACTCGTGAAAATATTAGAGCTGAAGAAGGAAGACCTGACACAGCTTGGAAACCACCATCATTGTTGGACGCACCATCTCCACGTCCTGGTTATGTTCAACGATGGATTGCTACCTCGATTCAGGGTAAAGAAACTCCAGACAATGTGTATAAAAGAATGCGTGCTGGCTGGAATCCACGTCCTGCAGACACAGTGAAAGATAAGAGATATCCAACTATCAATCATGGTCAGTGGGCAGGGTCAATAGGAATAGAAGGAATGATCCTTTGTGAAATGCCAGAAGAGAAACATAAATCTATGAAGGCATATTACAATGGTAAGAATGAGAGTCAGAATGAATCTATATCTAATGATCTTGATGCGTTGGGAAGGACTGGAGGTATGGCAATTCAGCAGAATCGCCAAAGTTCAACCAGCAGAGGCAGATTGCCTTCTGCTATGAAAGATAATTAAGGAGAGAGTAAATGGCAAATGTAGATGCTGCTTTTGGGTTCGTCCCAATCCGTCATCTCAGTGGTAATGCTCCTCGTGCAAATAAATATACCATTACTTCAGGTTTGGCAGAAAATATCTTTACAGGAGATCTTTGCATTATAACAGCTGATGGTGTTGTAACACCACACACAGCAACTGAAACTAATAACATTGGTGTATTTGCAGGAGTATCATATACTGCTTCAGATGGCTCATATGTATATAGTCAATACTGGCCAAGTGGAACAACTGGAACAAATATCATAGCTTATATCTATGATGATCCTTTCACTGTTTACAAGGTTCAGTCTGCTGGAACACCAGCCCAGACAAATATTGGTAATTGTGCTGATGTTGTCGCAGGAGCTGGTTCAACAACTACTGGTATTTCAGGATTTGAAATAAGTGGAACAATGGCAAACAGTGCTGCCACATGTAAAATTGTTGCACTTCACGATAGTCCAAGCAATGCCTTTGGTACAAATGCTGTTATGGAAGTGCTAATAAATGAGCACCTTCTTAAAGACAGTGCTGGTATATAGGGAGGATTAGAACATGGCAATGAACAGAGCACAATTTGCTTCATTACTCGAGCCAGGATTAAATACATTATTCGGTCTTGAGTATGATTCGTATCCACCAGAGTGGCAAGCAGTTTTCGATTCAAACACATCTAACAGAGCATTCGAAGAAGATGTTTTATTAGAAGGTTTTGATGCAGCACCAGTTAAGAATGAAGGTGCAGCTGTTTCTTACGATACAGCAGGTCAGCAATGGACTGCTAGATATCAGCACGAAACTATCGCTTTGGCTTTTTCAATTACTGAAGAAGCAGAAGAGGATGGACAGTATGGTTCAATCTCTGCTCGTTATACAAAAGCATTAGCAAGATCTATGGCAACAACCAAAGAGATCAAAGCTGCAAATGTTTTAAATAACGCAACAGATTCTAACTTTACAGGTGGTGATGGTGTGTCACTTTTAAATACTGCACACCCAACTCGTAATGGCAATCAAAGTAATACTTTGGCCACAGCTGCAGATTTATCTGAAACTTCACTTGAATCTATTCTTATCAACATAGCTGATATGAAAGATGATCGTGGGTTAAGGATTGCTGCACAAGGAACAACATTGATAATTCCAACAGCATATACTTTTGTTGCTGAAAGATTATTAGAGTCTCAGTTAAGAACAGGAACTGCTGACAACGACATTAATGCTATTCGTTCAGGTGGATATTTACCACAAGGATATCATGTAATGAGACGTCTCACAGATTCTGATCAATTTTTTATTAGAACTGATGTTCCTGATGGATTAAAGTATTTCCAAAGAACTGCAATGAAAAAAGGTATCGAAGGTGACTTCGAAACTGGTAATGTCAGATATAAAGTGAGAGAAAGATATTCTTTCGGTTTCACTGATTGGAGAGGCATTTTTGGCACAGAGGGTGCTGACTAATTGAGGTCAGGGGAGAGGGCAACTTCTCCCCAGATTAATTTTTAACCTTGACTGCAGAAATGCAGACTGCCTAGAACAAGGAGATTAACATGGGCACAACAACTTTTAGTGGACCATTGCGTTCACAAGATTCAGTTCGACTTGTAAGTAAAAATACAACAACTGGTTTAATTCAAGATAGGACATTTTCAGCAGGTGTAAGAGATGCAAGAAGATATTATCTTGAAGAATGGTATAAGCAAATTCCAAAATTAAATGCTGTTAATACTATTGATCCTGATGCAGATGATGCTTCAGCACTAGCAGCATTTGTTGCAGCAAATAAAGATTTTGAAGTTTTAGGAACAAATATGACTTCTGCTTTATCAACAAGAAATGCAACAGCAGCAGGGATTACTTTGACAACTGCAGGAGCAGACCAAGATCAAGCAATTGTGTTGCCACATTTAGATAGCAATCAAACTGCATGGACAGGAACTAAATGGGGAACAGAGAACCAAACTCATTGGGAATGTTCAATCAATACAAATGCTATTGATAATCAGAAACTTTGGGCAGGACTCAAATTAACAAATGATCAGTTATTGGCAACAGATGATGATCAAGCATATTTTAAATTTCAAACTGATGCGACAAACTCTGAATCATTTACTGATTTCACTAAATGGCATTTTATTCATAGTATTGGTGGAACAGACTTTATAAGTCAGTTGCCAATAACAGTTGCAGCAAATACTATTTATCATTTAAAAATAGAGATTGATTCAGCTAGGAAATTGTCTATTTTTGTTGATGGTGTTCAATATAATGTTACAAGCACATCAGGTTCAACAGGTGGAACAGCAGTAACATCAGGAACAACTAAATCTGGTGCGATGACTGACGATGTTGATTTGATTCCTTATATTGGTATTGAAGCAGGAGCAGCAGCAGCAGAAGCAGTTGATGTTCATTATCAATGCATAAGCAGGACTATTTTTGAATAATATAATTGGGGGATTAATTTCCCCCACTTTTATAAGGAGATTTTAATGGGTTATCAAACTGATGTAAGAGTTTTAACAGTTAGTGATGAAAATGCATCTGATGACAATAGGATTGTTGAGGCAGCAAGACCTGACACAACAGCAACTCTTGCAAACACTAATTTTGCAAGTGGTGGTGCAAGAAATATAATTGTTACAACCACTGGGACAGGCGACAATGGTAAAACAACAACCATTACTGGAACAGATGTTTTCGGGAACTCTTTGAGCGAAACGATAACATCTACAAGCTCGGCAGAAGCAGTTGCAGGGAGCAAATTATTTTTAACTGTTTCAGCAGTGGAATGCTCTGCAAAATATGCAGCAGATATAAAAGTTGGCTCTGGAACACTTTGTGCTCAAGCAATAGGTGGTGGAGCAAGAGTAAGATTAAAGGGCATGTCTATTACATCTGGTGGTACAGCAGGAACTATATCTTTTATTAATGGCACACCTGAGACTGGCACAACTTTATTTAAAGCAAGAACTATTGGCACTGCGAATGATGTTGTTGATAGAACTATTCCAGCAGAAGGATTATTATTTGCTAGTGGTATGAGTGTATCATATACAGTTGATCATGCAGATATGATGACATTCTTTTTTACATAGGAGATTAAATGGCGACTTCTGGGACAACAGCATTTAGACCAACTGTTGAAGAAATAATTTCTGAATCATATGAGAGATGTGGTATCGATCCTCAAACAAGGACAGGTCACCATGCCACATCTGCAAGAAGAAGTTTAAATTTATTATTCTCAGAGTGGGCAAACAGAGGGATAAACTATTGGACAGTTGGCACTGCAACATTAAATTTATCAACAGATACCATAACATATAATTTGCCAGCAGGTGTAATTGATTTGTTAGATGTTGTTATATTTAATTCAGCAGACTCAACTCGCAACGACACTATTGTAAATAGAATAACATTGCAAGAATATAATCAAATACCAAATAAAAGCTCATCTGGTAAGCCAAGCCAATATATGCTTGATAAAGGTTTACAATCTGGATCTAATAATATTTCTAAAATATATGTTTGGCAAGCACCAGACATAAATACTTATGTTCTCAGTTATTGGGCAATGAACCAACTTGAAGATATAACAGCATCAAACCAAGATACAGACATTCCATATACTTGGAGTGAGTGCATCTGTGCAGGTTTAGCAAGCAAATTAGCAGTTAAATATGCTCCTGACAAATTTCAACTATTAAATGAAATGTATGAAAGAGCATTTAATTTTGCAGCATCTAGCGATAATGATGGTGTAAGTTTAAAAATACAACCAACAGCATTGAACTTGATATAATGGGAAGATTTGCAAAAGGTAAAAGATCAAGAGCGATAAGCGACAGAAGTGGTTTTGAAGTTCCATATACTCAACTCAAAACAACTTGGAACAATTTACGTGTTGAGCCTGAAGAGTTTGAGGTTAAGCATCCTCGTTTAACACCACCAAAAAATATAATAGATCCAACTGCATTATTTGATCCTAGACCAAATAATGATCCTGAAAATGTTTCTATATTTTTTAATTTTAATTGGTTTAATAATGCACCAACTGGTATGCAGGCAACACAATACAAAAAACCAAATTTACCAGTTGGCAAAGGCAGTGTTGGTTTTCCTTCTTTTGAAATTGAAAATACCAGTATTTCAGGAATAGCTGGAACAGGTGCTATAGGAACAGAAACTCCAGAAGCATCAATCGATGAAACAGGTGTTGCTGGAACAGGTAATGTAGGAGATGCATCTGTTTTAGGACTTATTGGTGTTTCAGGTATTGGCGGAACAGGTGCTGTTGGTGTAGAATCATTTGAGTTAAGGATTGCTGAAACAGGTGTTGCTGGAACAGGAGCAATAGGAACAGAAGTCCCAGAAGCATCTATTACTGAATCAGGTGTTGCAGGAACAGGAGCAATAGGAACAGAGACTCTAGAAGCATCTATAACAGAGACAGGTGTTGCAGGAACAGGAGCAATAGGAACAGAAATCCCAGAAGCATCTATTACTGAATCAGGTGTCGCTGGAACAGGAGCAATAGGAACAGAGACTCTAGAAGCATCTATTACTGAATCAGGTGTTGCTGGAACAGGTAACACAGGAACAGAAGTTGTTGAAGCATCTATTACTGAATCAGGTGTCGCTGGAACAGGTGCTATAGGAAGTGTTAGTGTAATAGTTGATCCTGAATGGGGAACAGGTGCTTGGAACACTGGTGCATGGGGTGAATAAATGAATTATACAGAATTAGTTTCTAATATACAAAATTTTTTAGAAGATGATAGCACAGAGTTGTCTAATTCTATCCCAACAATAATAACACAAGCTGAAAGCATGATTTTTCAAAGACTGCCTAATTTACCATGTTTCAGACAACAAAGCACAGGCAATTTAGTCATAGGAACAGCAGATTATACAGTGGCAACAGCGAGAATGATAAGACAAGTTTCAGTAACATCTAGCAGTAATGTGAGTTTTTTAAATCATAAGATAGATTCTTATTTAAGAGACTTTCATCCAAATTCCAGTACAACTGGAACACCAATAATGTATAGCACAAAAGACTCTGGAACAGGGGGAATTGTTATAACATTAGCACCGACACCAAGTGCAACATTAGCATTTCAAGTTGATTTTATTGCTCCTGAGACAGGACTTTCTTCAGGGAATGCTAACAGTTGGGTCGGAACATTTGCAGAGAATGTTTTACTCTCTGCAGCACTTTATGAAAGTTCTGCTTTCCTTAAAGCAGGAGAAACAGTAAAACTATATAAAGACCAATTTGATGAAGCAATTGCATTATTTCAACAAGAGATGGGTCGCAACTATACAGCCGAATATGATGGAGGTATCTAAATGGCAATAACACAAGCAATGTGCACCAGTTTCAAATCTGAGGTTCTACAAGAAGGACATCAACTTGCAACTGACACAATAAAAATAGCTCTTTACACTAGCTCTGCATCATTAGATGCAACAACAACTGCATACTCTAGTTCAAATGAAGTCAGTGGAACTGGTTATACAGCGACAGGTGTAACTTTAACATCAACAGCAGTCTCAACAACAGGAACAACAGCACATTTTGATGCTGATGATCCAACATGGACATCTGCGAGCTTTACTGCGAGAGGTGCTTTAATATATAATAGTTCAAACAGTAACAAAGCGATAGCTGTTTTAAATTTTGGAGGAGACTTTACTGTTGCAGGAGGAACATTTAAAATAGTTTTTCCAGCTGCAGGTTCAACAGCTATTATAAGGATAGATTGATATGGCGAGTACATACACACTCAATACAGGCATTGAAAAAATAGGGACTGGTGAACAATCGGGAACTTGGGGTAATACAACCAACACAAACTTTGACATAATAGACAGAGCATTAAGTGGTGTTGGTGCGATAACTTTAACAGGAACGTCGCATACACTTACAACAACAGATGGCTCTTTGACTGATGGTATGTTCAGAGTATTGGTTCTCGGTGGCTCACCATCAGGAACAAACACAATAACTATTAGTGATAACACACAAGATAAATTATATTTTGTTGTTAACAACTCTGGCCAAGAAGTACAGTTTAGTCAGGGAACAGGTGCAAATGCAACTATTGCTAATGGTGCTGCCGATATTATTTATGCAGATGGTGCTGGTTCAGGTGCTGCTGTGGCAAGTTTTTTCGGGACATCTTTAAAAATCGGAAATGATTTAACTTTAAAGTCTGATTCAGCAGTTTTAGGTTTTGGTGCTGATACTGATACAACTTTGACTCATACAGATGGAACAGGTCTCACTTTAAACTCTACAAATAAATTAACATTTGGTGATGCAGCCAGTTTTATACATCAAAGTTCAGATGGTGTGTTAACAATAGATGGTGAGGCAACTATTGATTTAAATGCTTCAACTGCTGTGCTGGTCAGTCATGATTTAAAACTTGATAGTGATGGTGCAATTTTAGGTTTTGGTGCAGATAATGATGTAACACTTACTCATGTGCATGATACAGGATTACTTTTAAATACTAATTTAAATGTAACAAGAAGTGATAATGGAGATAATCTTACACTTATATCTACAGATGCAGATGCTGGTGGTGGTCCTGCATTAAGTTTTTATAGAAACTCAGCAAGTCCTGCTGATGATGACACAATGTGTACTATAAGATTTGAAGGCAATAATGATGCAAGTCAACTTGTTATTTATGGAAAAATTAGAGCAGATATTGCTGATGCTTCTGATGGTTCAGAAGATGGCACTATCCACATATTTAATATGGTGGCAGGAACAGAACGTACGATGCTTTCTATTAAACCTACTGAAGTGGTGTTTAACGAAGAAGCAAGGAACTGCAGTTTTAGAGTTGAAGCTGAAAGTGATGCGAATGCACTTTTAGTTGGTGGTGATGTAGGTAATGTTGGAATAGGACATAGCAATCCATTACATGCTCTAGACATTAAAAAAGCAGCACCAGAATTAATGTTGGAAGAGACATCTAGTGGTGGTTCTAAAAGAATTGGATTAGCTGTTACAAGTGGTGGACAACCACAAATAACAGCAGAACAATCTGGTGGTTCTATAGAAGTTGTTTTATCAGGTACTGCTAGACATAAGTTTCATGCAACCAAATTTAACGTAGGAACTTCACCTAGTATTGACTCCACAGCTGCAGATATTGCTGACGGCAGTTCAACTCAAGGCTGTGTATTGGGTGGACAAGACTCAGTGCTTGCTGTAAATGGTCAGTTTGTTTTAGAGTGCAATAGAACTGGTTCAGATGGTTCTATAGTGCAATTTAAACAAGCAGGAACTGCTGAAGGTTCGGTATCAATCAGTGGAAGTACGACATCATATAATGCATTTACTGGAAGCCACTGGTCACGATTAACAGACAACAGCAAACCAACAATACTGCGTGGTACTGTTATGGAAACTATTGATGAGATGATGGATTGGTATCATTTAGAATTTAGCAAACCTGAATTAAAATATCAAGATGGTGATGATATACCAAAAGATAAAAAAGTTGGCGATGTGAGTCGTGAAAAATTTGACCTTAAAAAAGATTATGAAAAACCATCAAATGTAAATGTAGGTGATACAGTTAAATATAAAGATGAAGATGGTATAGAATATGATGCAACAGTTTGTTTAACAGATGATGTAAAACACGTTAAATGTAAAATATCAGATACTGCCGAATGTACAAATGTATATGGTGTATTTATGGATTGGGACAATGATGATGACTGTTGTAATGATATGTATGTTAATGCATTAGGGACATCTTTAGTAAGAATACACAAAGACCAAACAGTTTCTAAAGGCGATTTATTAACATCTAATGGTGATGGCACAGCCAAGAAACAAGATGATGATATAATTCGTAGTAAAACTATTGGCAAAGTTTTAACAAACATTAAACAAGAAACATATAGTGATGGTTCTTATACAGTGCCATGTGCATTATATTGTGGTTAAGGAGAAAAAATGACTAAAGAAAATGTTGTAAAAATAGATGGCAAAAATTTTAATGCTGATGATTTAGATAATAATCAAAAATATTATATTCAGCAAGTTCAAGATCTTCAGTTAAAAAGTAACAAATTAGCTTTTGAAAAAGATCAAATAGATAAAGCAAAAGATCATTTTGTAAGTGCTTTAATAAATTCAGTTAAAGATGACAAAGATAAATGATTTAGACAAAAGGATTACAGTTTTGGAAACTCAATTAGAAGAAAGATGGAAAGAAACTATCTTAAGAATAAAAAGAATTGAGCAAATATTGTTTGGATCTGCTGGTACTATAATTGTATTACTTGTTGGAATTATATTAAAGGTCTCATAATGGCTCAGAAAAAACTTGAAAAAGGTTCTATGTATGAGGAAGCAGATTTAGATGGTGATGGTGAAATAACTGATAAAGAGTTGTCTTTACACAAAGAGCTTGTTCATTTAGAAAATATAGATAAAATGATGGATCAGCACAGAGCTATGGCATGGGTGGCTATGGGTTCTGTTTGCATTGCTGTTGCAGTTTTATTTACACCATTAATAGCAATAGAAAGATTAAATAGCATTAGTGGTTTTTTAAATACATTTTTAGTTGCTCAATCAGGTATTGTTGCAACTTTTTTTGGGTTTAGTACATGGGGAAAGACAAGGAATGGCAATGGTAAATGACATGGTTGCTCGTCGTATTTTTATCAGGAACAGTACAGGAGGCAGTTTATTTCAGTGATCTGGACTCGTGTCTTAGAATTGCAGCAAAAATTAGGGCACAAAACTATGATCCATCACTCGCAGGAGACAGTAAAATCTGGGTCAAAGCATATTGCGTCCCAAAGTCTGTACCAAAAAAACAAGGAGAGTAAAATGGCAAATAAAAGAGGAAGACCAAAAAAGACTGTTTATACACCAAGAGTTGTAGAAGATGAAAACAAAATTTTATCTTTTATTAAAAAATTAATCGGAACTAAAAAAAGAAAAACTTTTTGGGATTGGTTAACAGGTAAATGATGGAACAAACCATAAGTGATGTTGAAAATTTAACTAAAACAGTTAATTTTAATGATGGTGGTGGCAGTGATGTTGAAGCTGGTATTCAATTTATATATCATATGAGAGAACATCTTGTTGACATAGGCATCGCAACAATTTATGGTTTAACAGTTTATGCTATATTTTTATGGATAACTAAAAAAATAAAAGGATAATTATGTTACAAAGTTTTATTGGTCCAATTGCTAGTTTAGCAGGAACTTGGTTACAAGGCAGAGTTGACAAAGCAAAAGCAGAGACAGATGTAAAAGTTGCGAGAGCAAAAGCAGAAGCAAAAGTTTATGAGACTGAAGCAACATCTGGTATGCTTATGGAACAAAATCTTACGAGCCAAATGGCTGGCAGTTGGAAAGATGAGTTTTGGACAATTATATTTGGTGGCATATTATTATCATGTTTTTTACCATGGACTCAAGAGTATGTTAAAGAAGGTTTTATATTTTTAGATGAACACTGTCCAACATGGTTCCAAAATTGTTTGTATATTTCTATTGGTGCATCGTTTGGATATAGGTTTGGTAAACAAGGATTGCAGATAATGAATCAAAGGAGTAAAAAATGAATCTCAGTAAATTACAAGATGAGATAGAAGAAGATGAGGGATTTAAATTAGAAATATATCTGGATCATTTAGGTTTACCAACATGTGGCATTGGCCATTTAATAAAAGAAGGTGATGAGGAGTCAGGTTTACCAGTTGGAACAAAAGTTTCATATGAAAGATGTGGTGAATTGTTCGAGCAAGATATGAATATAACTATTGATGATTGTAAAAAAATTTATGATGATTGGGATAATATGCCAGAGGAAGTTCAACATATATGTGCAAACATGATGTTCAATCTTGGCTATCCAAGATATAGTAAATTTAAAAAGAAAATACAAGCTGTTAAAGATGGTAATTGGTTGGAAGCAGCAGTTCAAATGAAAGACAGTCGTTGGTATAAACAAGTTACAAATAGAGCAGATAGATTAATAAATAGGATGAAAGCACTTGGCACTTCAACTAATGAAAATTAAAGCTGGTGTTGTTAAAGACATAACAAATTATTCAGCAGGTAAAAATGGTCCATTTTGGATTGACAGCAACCTTGTGAGATTTATAAATGGTTATGCTGAAAAAATAGGTGGTTGGCAAAAAGATACAATTTATGGAACAGACACTTCTAATTCAGCAGATTATACAACAGAAACTTCTTTAGATGGTATTGCTAGAAATATATTATTTTGGAGAGCAGAGTCAGATGGTGAAGACAGAATAATCGTCGGTTCTCACAGTCATTTATATGTTATTGAAAATGGTGTCATGTATGATGTAACACCATTGAGAGATATATCGAATACTTCAACAACCACAACAGAAGGATTAGACAGCAGTGAAACTGAAATAGATTTAACAAGTGTTACAGGATTTACGACTGCTGGAACTATAAAAATAAATTCAGAAGTCATAACATATACAGGAATAAGCTCATTAACATTAACAGGTTGCACCAGAGGAACTAACAGCACATCAGCTGCATCTCACAGTAATGGTGCAACTGTAACACAGATTCTTGTTAATCCTATTGCGACAACAGACGAAAGCACAACTGTAACAATAACAGATACTGCACATGGAGCTCAATCAGGAGACTATGTAGTAATATCAGGTGCAACAGCAACAGGTGGTGTTACAACAGATGTATTAAATAGATCAGAAGGTTTTGAAATAACAGTAACAAGTTCTAATGCTTTTACAATAACAGTGCCAAGTGCAGCATCTAGCACAGTTTCTGCTGGTGGTGGTTTAGATGTTATTATTAAATATTTAGTTGGTATAGATGGAAATTTAGGAACTCAATCTGGTGATCCTGCACTCGGTTGGGGAGTTGGTGGTTGGGGTGACTCAACATGGGGAACTCCAAGATCTGCCAGCGAATCTGACATTAATTTAGAGCATTCAGTTTGGTCATTAAATTTATGGGATGAAGATATAATTGCAACTGTTCGTGGTGGTGGAATATATTATTATGATACATCTGACGGAGTTGGCAATAGAGCTGTTTTAATATCTGAAGAATCAGGTGCGACTGGTGTTCCTAGTAAAGCAAGAGTTTCAGCAGTTTCATTCCCTGATAGACATGTTATTCTTGGTGGCACAATACCATTAGGAGGATCAACTATGGATCCGATGTTAATAAGATGGTCAGATCAGGAAACTTTTAATGTATTTACTCCAACAACTACGAATACAGCAGGTGATCAAAGACTTGAAATAGGTAATAAAATTGTAACAATGCAGCCAACAAGAGATGAGATGCTTATATTTACAGATGAAGCAGTTTATGGCATGTCATTTGTTGGAGCACCATTTATATTTTCTTTCAGATTATTAGCAACAGGAACAGGTGCTGGTGGTAAAAATGTTGTCGGTGACGCAGATGGCATAGTTTATTGGATGGGGAAAAATAGATTTTTTAAATATGATGGTGTTATTAGAGAGTTGCCATGTTCTGTTCAATATTTTGTTTTTAATAGAATGCAAGAAGATTATATAGATAAAACAGTTATTGGTCACAATCGTAAATTTAAAGAGGTGACTTGGTTTTATGTAAGCACATCAAATACAGCAGGAACTACAAACCCAGAACCAGACAGCTATGTAACATATAATTATCAAGAAAATGTTTGGGCAGTTGGAACTTTGAACAGAACAGTTTGGCATGACAGCTTTGGTGCGAGGACAGTTCCTTTTGCTTTTGATGAGAATGGTTTTTTATATGATCATGAAACTGGGACAAGCGATAATGGTTCAGCGATGAATGCATTTGTAGAAAGTTCACCAATGGAAATAACTTCTGGTGGTAATGAATTATTTATGGTTGATAAAGTTGTTCCTGATGTTACATTGACTTCTGATACAAATTTACTTTTAGAATTAAAATCTAGAAAATATCCAAATGCAACAGAAATTACAAAAGGTCCATTTACTATTTCAACAAGCACAACTAAAATAAGCACAAGAGCAAAAGGTCGGCAGATAGCTGTAAAATTATCAAGCACAGGAACTACAGATGACTGGGCATTTGGCGATTTTAGAATTAACACAAGAGAGGATGGTTTAAGATAATGAGTGGTACAACAACATTTAGATTACCAGAACCACCAACTAATTACAATCAAGGATTTTTTAGTAGATTAATAAATGCATTAGAACTTGATAAAAGAGTTATGTTTTTTGCTGCGACAACAGCAACAAGAAATTTATCAGAAGAATCTCAAAAAATGAGTTGGTTTATGAGCTGATGGCAATAGTTTATAAAAATGCTAAAATTGATTTAACAACAACAAATGCGACAACTGTTCTTACAGCACCAGCAGCAACAAGTTGTATTTTTAAATCTTTGATGGTTTCAAATGACTCATCAAGTGAAGATACAATAACTTTAACAATTACTGATAGTGCAAGTGCAGTTTTTAGTTTATATAAAAATGAGAGTGTTGGTGCATTGAGCACTGAAGAGTTATTAAAAGGACCATTGGTTTTGCAAGAAAATGAAATTTTAAAAGCAACAGCAGCAACAGCAGACAGATTGCATGTTGTGGCAAGTTATATGGAGGCATCAAATGGCTGAAGAAGAAGCACCACAACCGATAGAATATCCATTGTTTCAAATACAATCTCAAACACCATTAGGAGATTTAAGCAATTTACAAAATACATATGGCACAGCAGCAATGCCTGTATTTAACTGGGTTCAAAGTATTCAAACTGGGACAGGTTCATACACTCCAACAGATCCAGCAGACCAAGCATTATTAGAGCAATATGAACAAATTGTAAGTCAACAAGGAGTTCCTCCTGGATTGCCAAGTCCTGGAGAGATAGCAGGTGACATTGTTGGTCAGGTTGGCTCTCTTGCTGCAGGTCAAATTGGTGCATCTATGTTTGATCCTTATGTTTTGGATTCTGAACAATCTGTTGTTTCTGCAGGTTTAGGTGATACATTTGGTTCAACCCCATTACAAATGGTTGACCAAGCAACAACCAAAGGTTTCGAACTTTTAGACGCAGGAAAAATAAAAGGAACTTCAGCATTTCAACCTGAACTTGCAACTAGGGCAACTGCTGAAGCAACAGGTAATTTAGATCTTTTTAATAAATTACCAGAAACAACGACTCCAGGAGTTTACGATCAATCTGTTTTAACTAAAGCAGCAGAAACAGGAAAAGCCAATTTATTTGCAGAGCCAATAACAGCACAAACTGCAACACCGACATTTATGGAAAAATTTGGTCAAAGGATAGATCCGACATCTGCTGCTGGTAAAGCAAATCTAGCAAGAGCAGGTGGTTCTGCACTTTTAAATTTTGGAATACAATTAGCATCAGGCAGAGATCCAGC